TAGCATCTTCGCCAGCAATAGTAATGGTGTTATCAGTTACTGTGGTGTCAATACCTTCACCACCAGTAAACGTAAGAGTATCAGTGAGAAGAGAAACTGAGTCATTAGTTCCACTATCTGCACCGACTGTCAGAGATGCAACAGCATCAATGAATGAAAGATTACCTGATCCATCTGTTGCCAGAACCTGAGATGCAGATCCATCAGTTGCTGGAAGTGTGAGATCCAGATCAGATGCCATTGTAGCAGGAGCAATCAGACGAACTTTGTTAGTTCCGTTATCTGCATCCTCATAAAAATTAACAGCACCTGGACCAGCAGTCGTTGCTCTAGAAAGGATCTGAAGACTTGCTAAGAATGTTTCAGCATTGGCAATAGATGTTCCAGCACCTGTACCATTGGCACCGCTATCGCCGACATATAGTGATTTATCAGATAAATCTAATACTGGTTCTCCCTCATAAAAAATACTTCCAGGGACTCCTGTACCTCTTTTGAGTTGTAATCTATTTGCCATGGTAAAATAGTCTCTTATAAATTATGTCTATCTTATTTATACCTAGTTATAAGTTCCATAGTCGTCCATATTAGGATCTGGGTTAGCATCCGCATTAATGCCCATCGTAGATGGTGAAATAAATACAAACTTTTCTGAAGATGCATTGTAAGCGATCATGTCTCCATCAGCCAATCCAGTTTCATCAACATCAAATAGACCCGTCAATTTTCCAGTAAAGTCTCCCGATCCACCAACAACAGTAGTAAACTCAAACTTACGAATAGCATGATTATATTTTAGATATTTACCATCGTATGCTTCTGGATTAGATGAAATGCCAACAATATCATCCAAATATTTCAGTTGCGTTTCACCGCCACCTCCTAGTGTAGATATTTGTTGTTGAATCCTATTGATAAAAGTTCTGTAATGATCTTGCAGTTGCTTGAATGTTACGAACTCTTGGTTTAATGGAGTTAATGGATCACTATTTTTTGTCTCAGGAGGTTCAGCAAGCTCTTCATTTAGTGCCTCTTCTTGAGACTTATTAAAGTACTCAAAAATTTCTTCTAAGTTTTTAATCTTTTCATTTAATATTTCATTATTTTTTTGATAATCATCTTGAAGTTTTTCAATCTGTTTTCCATCAGTTATTTTAATCAAAGAAACTTTTTTAAATAAATCATTAACATCAGATTGTAATGTACGGATTTCATCATCATAGTATTTTACTTCAGGCATAACCTGAGGTTTTGGAATAGACTCTTTGATTTCTTTTAGTTTGAAATCTAAAGATTTTATTTCATCGTCATAGTATTTGGGTTCGGGTAAATCTAAAAGAGAAGATTTAAGATGACCAATCTTTTCTAACAACGACTTTATATCAGAATCATAGTACTTTACCTGAGGTAAAGTATCAATACTTTTCTTTAGATTTTCTATCTGGTTTTCAATGAGTTCGATCTCACCATCATAGTATCTTACTTCAGGTACTACAGGTATAGATTTTTTAACAGAATCAACTTTATCTTCAAGATAGGTTATATCATCATCATAATATTTTATTTCAGGTACTACAGGAATACATTTATTAACTTCTTCAATCTTTTCTTCAATCTTAGTTAGTTGATAATCATAATACTTTACTTCTGGTAGATTTTCTACTTGACTCCTAACATCTTTTATACTGTTTAATAACTCATCAATCTGATCATCATAATATTTTACTTCTGGAACCTCTGGAATAGATTTTTTTACTTCTATAATAATATTTTTAAGTTCTTTTAAATCATTATCATATCTAATAGGTTCTGGAACTTCTGGGATTTCTTTTCTAATATTTTCAATAGTTTCTTTTAAGTCACAAATATTTGTGTAGATATAAGTTGCATCAAACTTTTCTTCTTCATCAATTTCTTTTTTAAAGTTATCAATAGTTCTTTTTAAAAACTTTATTTCTTTACCATACTTTTTATCAGAATCAATACGTTCTTTTAAGTAATCTACATCACTGAGAAGCAGATTAAACTTTTCATCAAAATCTTCTTCTTGTGTTTCTTCTACATTTACAGTCTCTTGTATATTTTCTTCGACTATATTTTGTTCGCCAAATAATGTTCTAGGACTTACTATCCTCTTAGACATCTGTTTGTCTCTAAGAGATTGTTCTTCTATTATTTTTTGTCTTTCCAATCTATCTAAAAGATCCTGCCCTTTTTGTTCGAATAATTCTTTTGGTGACTTCATTTTTCTCACAGGTTTTTAATCAAAAGGGAATTACACCACCAGTTTTGTTAGGAACCTCTGGTATTTCAGGCATTTCTGGGAGTGCTGCATCAATAATACCAGGCAGTGCTTCTGTAATTGCTTTTGTAACTTGCTCTGTTGCTTGCTTACGAATGTCTTCAATCATTGCATCCTTATTTGCATAAAGATAGTATCCACCACCAACTACTGAGAGTGATACAAGTCCTGAAAGAAGTGCGATTGTGTTAATGACTTTTTGCATTACTTTTTCCTGTAAAATTTCTTTTCCATTACAGAACGAAAATCATAATATCTTTGTCTACACTTATACCACTTCAGTTCTTTTATAATAGAGGGAGATTTCCAGATAGTGAGCAATAATCCAGATGTACTTAAAATTAAGATTAAATGTAATGTGCCAAAATCACCTAAACATCCCTCAATAGGACCCATTCTAACATAACCATTACATTCTTGCTGCTGGATAATATTTTGCCCCATCATAATTTATTCTACTAAAGTTCCATGCTGTCTGCGAATTTCTCTTAACTGCTCAAAATCTTTCACCTTTGTACCACCATCGACTACTCTATCTATGCTGATCACTCGGAAGTTGTAACAACTCTTCCGACTCGGTGGTGTCATCACCCCCATCTTCTAACTCCTGATATGCTAATGACATTAATGTATATATGTAATAACCTACTCCAAACAACAATATCAATAATGATATAATAACACTCCAAGTAGGATTATTAATATCAGATAGAGGACGAAGTAGTAAGTTCATTTTTATTTAGCACTTTCTTCTTCTTTTTTCCTAGAAGTTTCTACTGATTTGTTGTTACCATTACCATTACCATTACCATTACCATTAGACTTAGATGGAGTCACTCCAAAAGTAGCTAAAGTTCCAGTAAAAACACTAGCGATAAAAGTTGGATCAATTTTTTGCTGTGGTATACCTGGAATAGAAACATAGTTAAGTGTTAATATAGCACCAGTCCATCCTAAAACAACAAGTCGCACTAGACTTGATATACCTTCTTCTCTCCAATCAAAATCATGATCATCTTCACCATCTTTTCTTTTTTTGGGAAGCATGGACTTTAATAGTGATTTCATATCTATTTATTTAATAAAGCCATTCTCTTTTAACCACTTATTAGTAAGTGGTGTTGGTTTATAATCAGTCCACATAGTGCCAGCAGCGCATGATTCAAGTGCTTTCATTGTCATGCCTTCGGTTCTACCTGCCCACGATGCTTCTGCCTCCCAGGGAACAGAGTGTTTAGGATAAGTTTTCTCTGTCATATTACGCCAAATCTTAGGCACATCCTCTTCTGGTTTGATGATAGCAATCATATTATTCTCAATGCTACCTGCCATACAGTCTTGTGCTGCGTGCCATCCTTCATGGCGCATGACTGACATAAGTGTTGATTGTCGATGCATAAAAGCATCATTCAGAAAAAAGTTATTAGAAACTGTATGATAAACACCACGATGCCCAACTGGAAAATATTTTTGATCTGCTAAAAAAACCATAACTCCGATCTTATCAAGGGATAGAAGCATTTGGTTAATCTCATGCCCAATAGCAGAATAAATAGAATCAGGATAAGCAGATTTAATATCTTCGATACTTCGGATTCGTCTAACATTGTCGGTGCATTCTTGTAGTAACATGCAACCCATGGAACCCATAGTATTGAATTCTTTAAACCCATTTTCTTTTGCTAATGCTGCTTGAGATGTTGCTGCTAATCCCGCTAAAAGAATAGAGAATACTTTATTCATAGTGATAAAATCATTTATTAGTATTTATCACACATAAATCATCTTTTTAGTATAATCGTAGGCGTATTGCTCACGATACCCTTTAATACCCCATCCTAACCAATAGTAGGCAGGAACCATGTACTGAGAGACAGTTTGCCCACTGCCCTCAAACTCGGGCAGGTGACGTTGAAAGACTGATTCGTTAATCATATAGCGAGTCTGCCCTTCAAGACTGCTCGGGTCGCAGTCATACTTATTACAGAACTTTCCAAGGTTATTATAACGATTTATGCTGGTCCATTGAATCAGTCCGTAACCACCGCTATAACAACGGTCGTAAGGAACTCTAGCCCCTCCCTCGCATATATTGGGAATGAACTTGCTTTCCTGTTTAATGTTACCCATGATCGTTGCAAGAGCATTACGATCTGAGATCTTGGTGTGTTCTTGGAGTTGTTCGAGGACATACTGTTCGTTGGGGGAGCAAGTGGGGCAAGTCCAAGTCTTGTTGTCCACCTCAAGAGCGATTGCCTTGTCTTTGTTGACGCTGACATCAACAGTGGGGGGAGCGTCAATCTGACTGATGCTCGGGTAAGCACCAGCAGAACTCGTAAGTCCCAAACTCAAAAATATTAGAACTCGTTTTAACATATAAAAAAATAGGAGACCATTGGGTCTCCTTATAGTAACGTATTTTATTTAGGTTGTCAAGGGGTGTAGACAGAAGCAGGAACCATCATTCCTCCTTGATGATCATCGTCATCGTCAATATCTTCCGAAAATACAGCATGAATTATAAAAGCACCCAACATAAAGGTTGCTAATAACATCATTTTATTTCTCCATATATTACGCAACTACTTTTAATTATTTATAAAAATAAGTAGTTGCTTATTAAATCTACCAAATACCAGGAATTAAATCTCCGGTAAGGGTATAAGTTCCGACAGCAATCACGAAACCGAGCATTGCCAGACGGGAGTTGAGGATCTCTGCCTCAGGGGTGAATCCGAATTTCATTGGTTTTTCTCCAGTGTAGTGTTTGTGATGATGATCTTTTGACCATCGTGAGTAAATTGTAACTCATCGTCAGGATGCCATAGAAGTTCTTCATACATGTCATCCAGCTTTTGCATATCTTCGCGTAGTTGATTGGGGTTAGGCATATTTTTCTACAGCAGATCTAATGTTTTGCGTGATTCCCATACCCCCAACATATTGTACAAGTTTATTACCTTCACTGTCAGTAATAACTAATACAGGTGTTGCAGTCACACCATATTTTTTAACAAGATCTAGATTTTCTTGTGGAATAGGAATATCAGTAAAATCTTCCAAATCAATTTTTTCAATCATACTAGTATCTACTTTAATGTTATTAAAGTATTTCTCAACTAAAGCACAAGGTCCGCAAGATTTTTTGGAAAAAAGATAAAACTTGTTCATCATTAAATATTTTCTTCCTGTTCAGTCAGAACGGTAACATCACTAGTGGGATATGCAACACAGAGAAGTGTAAATCCTTGCTCTAGTTGTTCATCATCAAGAAAAGTTTGGTCACTATTATCTACAGAACCAGAGATAACTTTACCAGCACAGGCAGAACAAGCACCAGCACGGCAGGAAGAAGGAAGGTCTACACCTGCTTCTTCAGCAGCATCAAGGATGTACTGATCATCTTCACATTGAATAACACTTTCGGTGCCATCAGGTGTACGAAGAGTAATATTAAAATCCATTAGTAAGTTTCGGATAGTTTTTCTACAGAGTATGCCAACAATACAAAGAAGGCAATGCTAGTTATTGTAAACAAAATTGAAGTCATTGTCAATATTCAAAAGATACCGAAGAAGAACTTACCATTAATGGCATATGCAACGAATCCCATAATGAGACCCATCATAGCCCAGCGTCCATTATACATCTCCTTCTGTTGCCAGGGAGAGGAAAGACCCTTCTTATTGTAGTTTTCAACTACCATTTGAGGTTCGACAGCCCACATATTTTGTTGACCGTGCTCGTTAGTTGTAACAGTCATGATACGTTTTGTAATGAATCTTTACATATTATATAGTAAGAAGGGGGGCGTTGTCAATCCCCCCCGTCTCATTATTATCAGTAATCACTTACATAACTGGCACATATGTCCTTGTTCTTCTTACAGAACTGACGAACATAGGAGTCAGCATCTTGTTCCATAGTATGGTGAGCATGGTTATGAACGATACCCACCGCAATAAAAAATCCAACCAGTAACAAGTTAATCTGTGTTACTGGATGGAAGATTACCTTTAAGTATTTCATGGTTTAAGGGGACCGAAGTCCCCCTAGGAAGGATCAGAAGCTGTACGTCACACCTGCCTTAGCACCGTATCCACGGTCGATGTCGCTATCGCCGGAACCAACGAACGAGACTTCACCATAGAAACCAAGTTGCTCGGTAGCAGCGAAACCAAGACCTGCCTTACCAGAAGGAACAGTGTCAGCATCACCACCGTCAGGAGTCACTAGGGTAGCACCACCTTGGACGTAGTAGGAAGTACGCTCGCCAAGAGCACCTTCGTAACCGATGTGGAGATCAGTCGCGGCACCATTATAGTCCGAACCGGTCCAACCAGCATTGGTTTCGACGTTTACATAAGGACCAGCGACAGCAGCGCCAGCGAACAGGGGAGCAGCAGCAAGGGCTGCGAAAGCGGATTTGATCATGTTTATACCTCTTAGATTTTTGCTTGTGGAATGGTTACCCACAGATGACAAAAGACTCGACGTGCCTTCGTTTGTTACAGTTCGTGAAGCAAGTGCTCTACGAATGTTTATTTATAATACTTGATATTTTGAACCTTGTCAACCCCCTTACAGGATCCCAAAAGGAAGGTTGCTGAGTCCTTTAAGAGCAGATCCACCTGAAGTGGGTGGTCTCATTGGCAAGTTTGCTTTCTCTCTCTTTTCAGCTTTAAGTTCTAGCTCATAGATTCTTTCTTCCATAACTTCAATAGAAGCATGTAGATTTGTTAGATACTCAATCAAGTCTTCCTTATTTTCTACAACTTGTTTAATATCTTCTCTAAGTTCTTTTTCCTTTTTCTCAACATCAAGTTGATCTGGATCTAAAGCTCCACTTTTTGCCATGTAGTAGTCGGCAATCTCTTGACTATTATCAAGATCAATACCTTCTAACTTGGGCGAAACTTCTTCATTTTCTTGTTCTGGATATTCATCCTCAGCATATTTAATACTGTGGATTACTTCAGTGCGTCTTGGTTCTTCTGTCATCAGATCTCTGGGTAATCAAACAACATTTCTTTGATGTATTTATCGGCAAACTCTTCACCAAAAATACTCCTCAATACAGCTCTGGTCTTAGTATTTTGCCTCTGCTTATCACAATAATACTTATGACCTTCGTAGTTTTCTTTAATATTTTCTGAAATAGGTTTAGTATTATATGCAATAGCACAATGATAGTTTAAATATGTGAATGCAGTATTAATAAACTTCTGATATTCATCCTCGTTTGGACTCACAAAAACGCAGTACTCAGAAAATACATCTCCCCAGTCAGGCATCTTTTTATCTTTTTCAAACTCTGTATCGAGGATGTTTAAGATTTCATATTGCTGTGGCAAAGACCTGTCTGGTCTAATAGAGCTAATATCTACGATTGCTGCACCAACTGCTTTTTCTGATGCAACAATATCTGCACCATAAATGGGAATATCATATTGATATCTTGGGTACATATTAGTGTGAAGAATATCAAGACCCGATTTCATTTGAGCGACTTCCAAATGAATCTTTCTAAACTTTTCAGTCTCCCACACATAGTTTTCAACATAAACTTCTTCTTCGTCACCAGAAGACATCTCAATGAGTTTAAACTCATCAGCAATCTCTACTTCTTGAAGATCAAAATTCTCTTGCCAACTATCCAGAATAGAATCTGCTAGTCCTTGAATAAGTGGATGTAAGTCTCTCATAATAGTCCCATATACTTTTCAGGTGGTGTACTGAGAACATAAAGTTCTCTTACTTTTGGAAGTTCTTCCTTAGTCAAATCAATACCATTGTCCCAAACATATCCCATTAAAAACATTTGTTTATTTATCGAATGATCAAACTGTTCTGTGTAGATATTGCCCCACATATAGTCATCATGATAGTCAGTAACCTCTACATATAATGTTCCAACTAAATCATCTTTTATGAAATGACGAAGTTTATTCATAGCATTATATGCATAAAACTTTGTCTCTCGATCAGTAGACTTTGGGTCTGGAGAATCTATTCCAGACAAATATATAACTTTCTTGAGATAGACTCCCATACCCAAATCTATAACTGCTTCAAATGAAGATCCATCAAATACCTCAAGAACTCTGCTTATTTGGTATTTGTACATTTAAGTTTTTAATCGGTAAACATATACTTAACAACATTAACGGTTTTATCTGATACAGTCTTCATCTCATTAACTACTTCTGGATCGATGAGATCAGGATGATACCACCAATCCTCAAAAGGACTGTTATCGTTTGGAGAAACATTAGCGACTAACATTTCATATCCCATTAACTTAAGATATCTCCTAGACTTATCACGATAAGATCTAGTCATATCAACATAATGATCATGTTCATATGTAATAATACTAAACCTATACTTCTCGAATGGCATTGCTAACAAGCATTCAAAAGTAGTCCTAGAGGGTTCAACATCTAGTTGAAGATAATCAAAATCAGTTCCTTTATCAAAGTTATCAAGCAACTTCAAATAATCGATAGTTGTTGCATCTTTGCAAATGATCTGATTTTTGCGCTCTCTTGAAAACTGAGCGCACAAATCAGGAAGAATCTCAATAGAAATACCATCCCATTCATATTTAGTCTCAAGAAGAGCAGTGTTATTTTGATAGAAAGGTTGCTGAGCACCTATTTCAAGATAAAGTCCATTAGTTTTACCTTGAGTTGCAGCAAGAATAAACATGTCCTGGAATGCTTGAGAATGATTTTTTTCAATCGTTTCTGATCCAGGGAACTTAAACCTCAATCTATCATGCTTTCTCTTCTGATACTTAATCACTTCATCTGGGATATGTCCAGATCCCATTCTCATTAGATTGTTAGCAACCATGTCATAGTGGCGATCATCCATTTCATAGTTGTTCTTCATGTCTTGAAGAAGCGTTCTGGACTCATCACCTTTACCCCACCACCAAGCAGCAAGTTGCTTCTCAAAAAGAAGACCATACTTACCAGGATATTCCACATCAGTCTTCAATGGTTTACAATCAAAATCACAGAAGTCTATTGCCCATTGAGAAAAGATATAGCAATCTTGCCACCATTGACGTTTCTCAGCAAACCTCGCTAGAAGGTAATACGCTTCAGGTCTTTTAGGACGAATACAAAGTGCTTGCTGAAGAAGTCCTTTTGCTGTTTGATCTCTCGTCCCTTGCCTGTCATAGGCATTGGAAGCATGGATCAATGCTTCATAAGCAAGATCAAGATCATCTGTACGCTCAGCACATCTCAGGAAGAATGATAGTGCTGGAGCATTATGTCTGTAATGCTCGTACCACATACCAATGTTAAAGTTCTTCACTGGGTTCTCAGTATCTAATGCATACTCTAAAAGTAAATCATTTAGATTTGCATTAGAAGCATCCGTCAATAATAGATCTTTCTTTACAACAAACTCAGAAGCAACTCTTAATTCTTCTTCTACTTGTTGCTCTTTAACTTCAAATGATTTTCCCATAAGTTCCTCAACTGTTCTATTAGAACCATTATCTTTCCACCAGTTTATAACATAGTCGTGGGTATAATAGTGATTACGTTTCTGACCATATTTTACATCTCCATCTCCACCTTCAAAGGTAGAAGTAAAACGAACATCCTCTACAAACATTGAAATAGTATAAACTTTTCCAGCATTGGTATAAAGAATATTTTCAATAAGTGGTTGAACTCCATTATCTAGTTGAAGATGATATGTGCCGTCAACGATATAAGTATCTATAATATATTTTGCATAGTCTCTTTTAATAATATATGCAGTAACTGACCAATCATCCCAGTACCTGTCTCGGATTTTAATATCTTCAAAATCACCACGAATAGGAAGCATTTGAACACATCCCCAATCTTCTGGAAGTGCATCAACAAACTGTTTCCAAGTGAAGTTCCAGTAATCAACAGTATCAAGACTCAGATCATCTTCACAAAAGAAACCATACTCTTCCTCAGTTTCATAATACCAGTTTAAAATAGATTTTAAATGGGAAACACAACACCCTTTCGTACCATCATTTAATGTGTGAACATACTCACCCGTAACTACATCATCACACTCTGCAAATCTTTTTGAGATCAATGGTCTAATGTTTGTAACTCCATGATCTTTGAGAGATTGATCAAGTTTCTTACGTCGTTCTACACTTTCTTCTAAACTAACATAAGAAACACTACTTAGTTCTAATAACTTTTTCATTTTTTCTTTTCTAGTAGCAACATAGTTTTGGTCATCAATGTTCATCACATCCCATTCATATATCCTATCAATATAATAGTAATCTAAATCAGAAAATCTTTTCTCATTTTCTTCTACATTCATTTTTGCTAGAAGATATTCAAGATTCCAACGATCAGAGTCACTTGTATCAGGATTAGCAATCTTTCTTTTTACATTTTCAATATTGCTATCGTCAGAATCTTCACCATACCCCTCAAAGTTTTCGTATCTTTTCTTATCTGGATGTGGCAAATGAATAATATTATAGTTTTGAGTTAGTTTTTTGCACTCTAGACCCATCATAGTAAGTCTTTTAGTCATTTGATCATCTTCATAGGCATAATACTTACCCATGCGTTCATCATATCCACCAACTTTCCAAAAGTTTTCTCTAGTCACAAAACATAGTCCAGTCAAATATTTAAACAAAGGACTATAGGTATGAGAATATTTCATCAACTCCCCAACATCCATGTTATGGAAGTTAATCGCATATCCTTTTAGATTCCCATCCCAATACTCATGATTACACACATAATCATCTTGTCCACATAGGAAAGAGTTTTCATCAACTTTATAAAACTGAAAAAAATCAAAGTAAGGATTAATAATATAATCAGTATCTACTTTAATAATATAATCTCCAGTAGCAATACTGGCAGCAAGATTTAATGGTTGAGGTTGGTTAAAATACTTTTCATCATTGACTCGTATAACTTTTATTCTTTTATCCAGTTTTGTAAGATGACTGATTGGTTCATCAGAACTCCAATCAACCACAATAATCTCTTTTATTTCATAAAAAGATAACCAAGAGTTTAAAGAAACTCTCAGTGCATTATAGCGATTTTTACATGCACAAATTAAAGAAACATTCATATTGAAATCCAATGTGGTAATCTTAATCCATCAGAATCGATGTAATCGCAGTATGGCAAAAACCACTGCTTAGGTGAAATAGTTTTTTTACTTTTTGCTAACCAAGAACCCCACCAACTAAAAGAGCTGTTGGCAATAATATGATAATCACATTTAGACATTAAGCACATATCAACATAAGTGTTATTAGTTTTTATTATAATAAACCTATCGTCTTGGAATATTTTTTGCTCTTTACACCACTCAGTATCGTCAGAAAATACTAGAACTGGTAAAGATTTGTCGAAAAAACTTAATGCTTCCTCATAATAATTTATATCCAAACTATTGAGGACATGTGAGTTAACGTAGTCAGTCCTCCTTACATGCATCGAGATTACTTCAGTATCAGAAAACATCTGAGAAAAATACTGTTCTGATATATCAAAATATTTTTTTCTGAATACAAACTTGTTTCTTAGTTTATCTTCGACATGAGAAAAATATTTATGATTTTGAAAAAAACCTAAGATACTTTTATTGTCATGATTAGTATTTAAAAACTCTTGATCAAAATGTGTTGATAAGAACTTTGCATTCTCTTCTTCTGAAGGAATGTAAATAACATGCCCATCAACCACAACATTAGAATTTAGTTTATTTGGACAATGAAACTCTTTATTATAAAATGAAAATATTTTTGTGTCAATATCAAAGCATTCATAGAGTTGTATATTTTTTCTTGCTAAAGCATAATCTAAACCATATTTATCTGCTATGCCTACCAAGGCAGAGTATTGGAACATTTGATTTCCAAGTCTTCCAATAAATCCTATATGTGGAAATGTAATCATAGTTCCAATATCTTATGCATATATTCTCTAGTCAGTTTCATATTATAATCCAACTCTTGTACAAAATAGTTTCCTGGTCTTATTCTGTGATGATGATAAAACCCATCAACGATAGTGAATGTGTTTTTATATCTCAACCAACAATAAGAAAATAGTAAAACATCAGCACCTTTTGGATCTTTAAACTTTTTACCTCCTCTCCTTAAACTTTGAACAGCACTTTTTTGAGAATCAATATAGCTATTTTTATTTACAATAAAGTTACCAGTATTTAATAACCAATCAATATAGTTAGTGCTTTCTTGAATATTTTTCTTTGCTACTGAAAGATCTATAAAGTTATCTCTATAGTCAAAGTTAACAATATTTCCACCAGTCATATGAAGTTGTTTCACATGATAACACGTATCTTCTTTTGAAAAATCTATATTTCTTACGACATCCAATACTGATTTATCAAACCAGTTATCGCTATCTATAAGATAAACCCAATCATTTTTACATTTTGATACGGCAAGATATTTATTAATATATGCTTTTTCATTTTTAGAACCACGATACAACTTTATTTTATTAGTATCAATATTTGAAATCGTTTCAATAAGATTATAATATTCTACTTCAGAAGATTTATCATCGTGAATAATAATCTCAGATATAATATCGCTATCAATGGCAGGTTTAATACAATCCCAAAGATATTGAGAACTATTATAAGTTGGTATTGCTAATGATATTGTCATTTTAAACAAAGATTGTGTTTATATGATCACGATATACTTCAGTATATCCCACACTGTTTATGTATTCCCTCAACTTTCGACATGACGTTATCAGTTTTATATTATCTTGAAAATAAGAATGATCATCAACAAGTTCAATGATCATCATCTTTGGTTTCCACAAATCAAGTCTAAAAGAGTTAAAAACATCTTCCTCTCTTCCTTCAACATCAACAACTAACAAATCAAAGTTTTTAGGAACATCTGCCATTTGCATATAAGTATCCAATCTTACTTGTTTACATTCTGATTCTGTAAACTGAGGATAACCAAATAGATGCATTGAAGAAACAATATCAGCTTGTTCTTTATCTAAAGTTGAGACTATTCCAGAACAATAAACTGGTTTATATCCAACTTCTGTTCCAATAGCATAGTTAGATACTTTAATCTTTTTGTTATTTTTGTGCCTGTTAACACACTGATTAAAGTGCTCTTTTACAGGTTCAATATAAAACCCTTTCCATCCAGCATCAGCAAGACAAGATGTGTTGGATACAGATTCACCATCAAAAGCACCAACTTCTACAAAGGTTCCTTTTTTTGATCCAAAATATTTTAGATAAATCTGATCAAGATCAGGTATCTGACAAGTAGGAGATAAGTTATAGATCATAATACTCTTTATGTGTCCACAGTTGTTCTCTACCAGAAGTTAAAACTTCTTCGTAACCACAATATTTTAACGATCTTGCGACTTCATGTGCAGGGGGAATATTTTTATCTGGAAGTCCATACTCAAACTGAACATATTTAATATTATGTCTCATTAAAAGATCTTTAGCTCCTTGAATGATTTTTAACTCAGCACCTTCGGCATCTATTTTTAAATAATCAATATGATCTAAAGATAGTTCTTTACATAAAGTATCAAGTGTTTTGCATTCTACTTTTTCGGTATGTAATGATTCTCCCAAAAAATCATCTTGCATATAAAAACTTGATAAGACGTGACGATCTCCAGGATAAAAAATAAACTCATGTCCATTTTTATTTGAAAGAGCAAGTTTTATTAACTCAACCCTTTCATCATCTCTCCATCTATTTTCAAACTCTTGCCAATGCAAAGGTTCTACAGCATAGCATTTAGCGTCTTGAAATCTATCTAGAAATAATAAAGTAAAATCATCATTCCAGTTTTCAATCCATACTGCATTATCTTCTTCTACAATTTTATTAATGTTACATCCAATATCAAATACAATAGGATTAGATGGAAGATATGGAACTGTTTCAATACATTTACGATAATCAAAACTCATATCACATAAATGCTCCTTTCTTTACATACCAAATGTGAACTGGACCATCAATACCAACAAGTTGATCTTCATCATAATGATTTTTTAGGAAGGAAGTAATATTTCCAAATGAAGGGTGATTCCAATCATGACCCATGATATATCCACCATCACGAACTTTTGTTTCCCAATACTTTAGATCATTTTCAAGATCAAAATGATCGCCGTCAATAAAAATAAAATCTAAACTTTCATTCTTAAACTTCTTTGCTGCTGCTTCAGATGTCATACGAGCAATTTTTCCTCTAGTTCCATACGGCTTAAGCATAGCAACAACGTGCTGATATAAACCCTCAAAGGATACAAAGTCATTTTTTATATTTACATCACCAACATTCCACCTTTTTTCAGAATAAGTATCTACTCCCCAAAGTTTAGTCAGTTTTGTTTCTTCGAGAAGAAGTTTCATATTAGATCCAAAAGCAACTCCAATCTCAACACCTGTTGAAATATCATCACTTCTTTCATTAATAAAATCTTTTAACCATTGATGGGATTCATCCCAATACTGATGATACTTGTAAAGGTTTTCTAGATTAATATCTACTGTAGTAGTCGTAGTTGTTGCCATTGTAATCATTTCTCCTGTTTTGTATAAAGGGCATCACCCCAATCATGATCTTGCCACCAGTTAGTTTCAGTTCTTTCAAATGAATACTGTAACAAAAACTTATCGATGTCTTCTATATATGCGTTGTTCTCATATATCTCTGCACGATTAACTTCACAGTAAACATAATCAATATGATTTAAAGTGTTTTTAGCACCTTTTAGAACCTCAAGTTCATATCCCTGTACATCCATATTTAAAAAGTTATACTTTGTAAAGTTATAATCATCTAATAACTTTACTTCAATAGTTTCAGTTTCATTAAATGTAATGTCTGGATATAAATTGAGATGTTCTTTAGGTTTGAGAATAGAACTACTCTCACACATATTACTGCTTAGATACATATCAACTGTTTTATGTTCACTACCTAAAGCAACTTGATACCCTAAAATATTTGCATCGTAGTTTGCTGCATGTTTAGCAACAATATCAAAGTTTCTTTCTACTGGTTCAAACAAGACAATATTTTTAATTCCATTATTGATATATAAAGGAATCTCTTCTCCATGATGAGCCCCTACGTGAATAACTCCATTAATATTCATATCATACTTTGTAGTAATATTATTAAATGTTAGAATCATGTTTCACTATAGATAAACTTTTTGACATAATCAATATTCACTCTTAAAAGATAAGCAGAGTTATCTTGGAATCCAAATGTAATCAAATAATCATCACCATATTCACACATACCAACAGCAAACTCAATCTCTGCTTCCATAAAAGAAAACTGTTTAGACACTGTTTCAATCTGCCAGTTCTTATCCCAAACAATAAATCTATGTCTATAGATACCATCTTTACGATCTTGTTCACTTTTGGTTAAGTATGTTTCATGGCAAAGTGTAATATGTTTACCGTCACCAAAAGGAAGAACCTGAGATCCTCCTCTTAGATCAATACAACCAATATCTTTCCAATCAGTAATAACTACTGTCTCAGTTGTATTGGTTTCAATATCATATCTTACAACTTCTGTGCCATTAGTCCACTTAACAAAATGCCATGGCATATCAACAATAGGCATCCAGTTCTTTTCACAATAAGATTGCCTATTACCTGGTGTAGGAATACGATATTGAGCAATCTCTTTCACATAATCAGGACCAATCTCAATCTCAGATAGTTCCATTCTACCAGTACCAACAGTGTCTAGATCTCTTCTGACACCACACATAAAAAGTCTTCCATCCCAACGGAAAATCCTGGAATCTTCAAGACCTACAAAATCCCAAAGCTCTTTATCGGGGAAGTCTGATGTATCAATATGTCTTTGCCATACTGGATTCATATTAGAATCATACTCACACAGAATATTCTTTGTGCGAAGCTTCCAATCATTTTCTGGATGAATATAAACTAAAGGACCCCATGGATGTTCATAGGTCTTCTTCTCAGAATGATATAATGTATAGTTAATATTTCTTAGATTTACTAGAATCTTATCCCCATCCAAATAAATCGAAGGATTTGTTAGAGAAGGTCCTTTAAGAATAGAAGAATCTGTTACCAGTGGATGAATACTACCTCCATTCTCAATACACTCTTTCACAAAATTCATACTATGTGATGATTCATGCAATGGTCTGTTCATATTATTTCAATAATAACAAAGTATCTATAAGATTTTTAAAGGTCTTAAATTAATCCCAATCAAACCTGACAAAGGTATTATATCAATATCTGATTACTATGTCAATATCAAAAGAAAATAAGATTAAGTGAAGTGTCTAAATTAACACTTTACTTATTTTCAAGATTACTAACTCTATTCTCCAATACTTTTATGTAATTGTGGTCTTCAACAAGAGCATTAATTAGGAATGGAATTAATCCAGAATAATTTACAGTTTTATTATTTCCATTATTATTAACTAGTTCTGGAATAATGTTTTCCAATTCTTGTGCTATAACACCATAACTTACATTTCCATTATCTTTCCAAGTAAATCTTATTGATGAAATTTTTTCTAATTTGTCAATACTATTACTCAGATAACTGATATTTTCTTTTAACTGTATATCGGATGTAGAATTAAAATCAGTTGCTGACAGTTGACCAGTACTTGGATTGAATTGGAGTTTTGTTGAAGAAACATATTCTGTTGATACTGTCCCAGAAGTCTGGTTTACAAACGTAGGATATCTTGTGGCATTTGTTGTTGTGTCATTAGTAATTGAAATTTCAGTTCCCGATTTACCTTGAACACCCTGAGATGATTGTGTACCTTGAACGCCTTGAGTACCTTGGAGACCCTGGTTTCCTTGAACACCTTGATTACTTAAACCTTGGAGACCCTGATTACCTTGGAGACCTTGAGTACCTTGAGTTGCTTGTGTACCTTGAGTACCTTGGCGTCCTTGTAATCCCTGGTTACCCTGGTTACCTTGGTTACCCTGGTTACCTTGGCGGCCTTGTGTACCTTGAGTTGCTTGTGTACCTTGAGTACCTTGGTTACCTTGGTTACCTTGGTTACCTTGAGTTGCTTGTGTACCTTGGTTACCCTGAACGCCTTGGTTACTTCTACCTTGGTTACCTTGGTTACCTTGAGTTGCTTGTGTACCTTGGTTACCCTGAACGCCTTGGTTACTTCTACCTTGGTTTCCTTGATTACCTTGATTACCTTGGCGTCCTTGGTTACCTTGAAGACCTTGGTTTCCTTGGTTTCCTTGGTTACCCTGAGTTCCTTGGTTACCCTGGTTACCCTGGCGTCCCTGACGACCCTGGTTTCCTTGGTTGCCCTGTAGACCTTGGTTTCCTTGATTACCTTGATTACCTTGGCGTCCTTGGTTACCTTGAAGACCTTGGTTACCTTGATTACCTTGATTGCCTTGATTACCTTGATTACCTTGGCGTCCTTGGTTACCTTGAAGACCTTGGTTACCTTGATTACCTTGATTGCCTTGATTACCTTGGTTACCTTGGCGTCCTTGGTTACCTTGGAGACCTTGATTACCCTGATTACCTTGGTTACCCTGGTTACCTTGATTACCTTGGTTACCCTGGTTGCCTTGGTTGCCTTGAAGACCTTGGACACCAGATCTTGTAAATGCTAATGTTACTTCTTCACTTACTGATGGCGAAGCACCTGCAAGATAGTTGACTGGAATGGTATAGTAAGAACCATTATCAGTTATATTTCCATCAACTTCAAAAATAACAACAGTATTATCTGAAGATAGAGCTGAGATTATGTAAATATAACCCCTGTTTAATCCACCAGTTAATGTAGTATCATCCCAACTTGCAATCCATCCCGATTGATTATTGCTTAAAGCGTCAATATCATTAACTGTAATAGAAGTTACAGAAGATGCTGTGGCATTATTAAATCTAATCTGACCAGAAGATGGTGCTCCAGTTCCTCCATATGCATAAGGAACTCCACCACGGTTACCGATGTTACCCTGGTTACCCTGGTTACCTTGGTTACCTTGGTTACCTTGGTTACCTTGGTTACCTTGAAGACCTTGGTTACCTTGATTACCTTGATTTCCTTGGTTTCCTTGGTTACCCTGGTTACCCTGTAGACCTTGGTTTCCTTGGTTGCCCTGATTACCTTGATTACCCTGGTTTCCTTGGAGACCTTGATTACCCTGGTTACCTTGGAGACCTTGATTACCTTGGTTTCCTTGGAGACCTTGATTACCTTGGTTTCCTTGATTGCCTTGGAGACCTTGGTTTCCTTGATTGCCTTGGAGACCTTGATTACCTTGGTTACCTTGGTTACCTTGAAGACCTTGGACACCAGATCTTGTGAATGCTAAAGTAACTTCTTCACTTACTGATGGTGTAGATCCACTAATGGGATTAACTGGGATAGTATAATATGTACCATTATTTGTTGCAGAACCATCAACTTCAAAAATATTAACGGTATTATCGGATGAAAGTGCCGAAATAACGTAAATATAACCTCTATTTAATCCACCAGTTAACGCTGTATCATCCCAACTTGCAATCCAGTTTGATTGATCATTACTTAACTGATCAATATCATGGACTTGAATCGCAGTGATGCTAGCAAATGTAGAGTTATTATATCTGATCTGTCCACTAGAAGGAGCTCCAGTTCCACTATAAGTATAAGGAACTCCACCACGGTTACCAATATTACCTTGGTTACCTTGGAGACCCTGGTTTCCTTGGTTACCTTGGTTTCCTTGATTACCTTGATTTCCTTGGTTACCCTGTAGACCTTGGTTACCTTGGTTGCCCTGATTTCCTTGGTTTCCTTGGTTGCCCTGATTTCCTTGATTACCTTGAAGACCCTGAAGTCCTTGATTACCTTGATTACCTTGGTTACCCTGATTACCTTGGTTACCTTGATTACCTTGAAGACCCTGAAGTCCTTGGTTACCTTGGTTACCCTGTAGACCTTGATTGCCCTGGTTGCCTTGGTTTCCTTGATTACCTTGATTTCCTTGGTTACCTTGGAGACCTTGGTTACCTTGATTACCCTGGTTGCCTTGGTTTCCTTGATTGCCTTGGTTTCCTTGGTTTCCTTGGAGACCCTGAACACCCTGAACACCAGATCTTGTAAATGTTAAAGTAACTTCTTCACTTGCAGTAGGAGTACTACCAGATAAGTAGTTGACAGGAATAGAATAATATGAACCGTTATCAGTTATATTTCCATCAACTTCAAGGATTGTTACAGTATTGTCAGAAGATAGTGCAGAAATAATATAAATGTAACCTCTATTCAGACCACCATTTAATGTAGTATCATCCCAACTTGTAATCCAGTTTGATTGATTGTTACCAAGATCATCAATATCGTTAACATAAACTACTGTAGGATTGGATCCATTGTTGAATCTAATCTCACCAGATGTTCCCGATGATGTTCCCGTACCAGCATAGGTATAAGGAACTCCACCACGGTTACCAATGTTTCCTTGTAGACCTTGGTTGCCCTGATTACCTTGGTTACCCTGGTTGCCCTGGTTTCCTTGATTACCTTGGCGTCCTTGGTTACCCTGTAGACCTTGGTTGCCCTGATTACCTTGGTTACCTTGATTACCTTGGCGTCCTTGGTTACCTTGGCGTCCTTGGTTACCCTGTAGACCTTGGTTGCCCTGGTTGCCCTGGTTACCTTGATTGCCCTGGTTGCCTTGATTACCTTGGCGTCCTTGGTTGCCCTGTAGACCTTGGTTTCCTTGGTTGCCCTGGTTTCCTTGGTTTCCTTGGTTGCCCTGGTTTCCTTGGTTACCTTGCAGACCCTGGACACCTTGAACACCAGATCTTGTGAACGCTAAGGTAAGTTCTGTTCCATTTGAGGGAACAGTACCACTAATAGGATTGACTGGGATGGTCCAATATGTTCCATTATTTGTCGCAGTACCATCAACTTCAAAGATATTAACCGTATTTGCATCAGATGAAGCGGAGATTAGATAGATATAACCCCTATTCAATCCGCCAGTTAATGCTGTATCATCCCAACTTGAAATCCAGTTAGTTTGGTCATTACTTAACTGGTCAATATCATGAATTCTAAGTTGAGTAATAGAACTAAAAGTTGAACTGTTATAAGTGACTGTACCTGATCCAGGAACTCCTCCAGTCGATCCTTGGAAGTCATAAGGAACTCCACCACGGTTACCAATGTTTCCTTGCAGACCCTGAACACCTTGGTTACCTTGGTTTCCTTGGTTACCCTGGTTTCCTTGGTTACCCTGGTTTCCTTGGTTACCTTGAAGACCTTGGTTACCAACTGGTTGAATAACAACAAATACTCTGTCACCATCGGTAAATGTACCAGTCTGTGCAATCTTTGTGACAGTAAAGTATCTCCAAGTACCTTGATCATTTCTATAAGATTCAACGGAGAAGACAATATAATCTAAGTTATTTGCTTCTCTTTGAACTGTAATAACCGATCTTGGGCTGTTATTTGAATAGTCAATAGAAGAAAGAATACCCTGCACATCAGTAGTTTCAATATCAATCTCACTGATTCTAAACTGTGTAAAGTTTGCTGTTGGTGCAGCGTTAAATCCAATATGACCATTTCCAGGATTAGTATTAGCCGTTGACGAGTTATATTCAAATACAGAACCTAGGGATCTTGCTGCAGAAATACCTTGTAAACCTTGGAGACCTTGGTTACCCTGATTACCCTGGTTGCCTTGGTTACCCTGGTTTCCTTGGTTACCCTGATTCCCTTGTAAACCCTGGTTGCCCTGGTTACCTTGGTTTCCTTGGTTACCCTGGTTTCCTTGGTTACCCTGATTCCCTTGTAAACCCTGGTTGCCCTGGTTACCTTGGTTGCCTTGATTACCTTGGCGTCCTTGGTTGCCCTGTAGACCTTGGTTTCCTTGGTTGCCCTGGTTGCCTTGATTTCCTTGGTTGCCTTGGTTACCCTGATTACCTTGATTGCCTTGTAGACCTTGTATTCCAGAAGCAACAAAGTTTACTGAAAGTTCTTCATTATTTGCTGGTAATGAACCAGATACATGACTGACTGGAATCTTATAATATCCAGAAGCAACTGTTACTGCACCAGTAATCTGGAATACATCAACAGTTGTTTCATTACTATCAGATGATGTTAGATATAAGTAACCTCTAACAAGACCTGGGTTGACCTGAGTATCATCCCAAGTGTTATACCATCCTGTCTGATTGTTTCCTAAACCATCTAGGTTATCGATAAAGATCTGTGTTACAGATCCAATAGTGCCATTATTATATCTTATAGTTCCATTTCCAGGATCAGAATCTCCAGTTGTTGTACTGAAGGTATATGGAGTACCACCGCGACTACCATAGTTACCCTGCAGACCTTGGTTACCCTGGTTTCCTTGGTTTCCTTGGTTTCCTTGCAGACCTTGGTTACCTTGATTACCTTGATTACCCTGGTTGCCTTGATTACCTTGTAGACCTTGATTACCCTGGTTACCCTGGTTTCCTTGGCGTCCTTGGTTGCCCTGTAAACCTTGAAGACCTTGAAGACCCTGGTTTCCTTGATTACCCTGGTTTCCTTGGTTTCCTTGGTTTCCTTGGTTACCTTGTAGACCCTGTAGACCTTGGTTTCCCTGGGGTTGAATGCTAAAGAAACAATCTTCAAGGTTATTAAATGTTCCGTTAGAGATTAAAATCTCAACAGTATATTGTCTCCAAGTACCTTGATCAATTCTATCTGATTTAATAACACCAACAACATAAACAGATGCATCTCCAATCTTTTGGATTGCAAAGGTAGATTTAAGTTCATTGTCGGAATAATCTAATAGATTTAATACTGCACTTTGATCTACTCCAACAGTATCAAACTCACTGATCGCAAGAGTAGTTGCACTTGTAAATGTAGTATTATTTAATCTAAAATTTCCACTACCAGGATTTGCGATTGTTGTATTATTGCTGTATCTTACGTTACTTCCTAACGTTCTTGCTGCAGCAACACCCTGCAATCCTTGTAGACCTTGGTTTCCTTGGTTGCCCTGGTTGCCTTGATTGCCCTGGTTGCCTTGGTTGCCTTGGTTACCTTGCAGACCTTGGTTACCCTGGTTGCCTTGATTTCCTTGATTTCCTTGGTTACCTTGCAGACCTTGGTTACCCTGGTTGCCCTGGTTACCTTGATTTCCTTGGTTGCCTTGGTTACCTTGGTTACCTTGTAGACCTTGGTTGCCTTGATTGCCTTGTAGACCTTGGTTACCCTGGTTGCCCTGGTTACCTTGATTTCCTTGGTTGCCTTGTAGACCTTGGTTGCCTTGGTTGCCTTGATTACCCTGGTTTCCTTGGTTACCTTGTAGACCTTGGTTGCCTTGGAGACCCTGAACACCCTGAATGCCTGTCTTAGTGAAGAAAACAGTTACCTCTTGTCCATTTGAAGGCAGAGTACCTGTCAGATAGTTGACAGGGATAGTGTGATAAGTGGTATTATCTGTTACTGCACCATCTACTTCAAATACTGCACTGACATTAGTTGATGAATCTGCAGAAGTAATATAAATGAATCCTCTATTGAGGCCAGGGTCCATTGTTGTATCATCCCAAGTTTCATACCATGCAGTCTGATCAATACCAAACTCATCAGTATCATCAAAATACATGCTTGTGACACTTGCAATACTTGAAGCATTAAATCTAAGTCTTCCTTGACCACCAGATCCAGCAGTGGTAGTGGTATCAAAGAGATAAGGAATACCACCACGATCTCCAAGCATACCTTGTAGACCCTGTAGACCTTGGTTACCTTGGTTTCCTTGATTACCCTGGTTGCCCTGGTTGCCTTGGTTGCCTTGATTACCTTGTAGACCTTGGTTACCTTGATTGCCCTGATTACCTTGATTGCCCTGGTTTCCTTGGTTGCCCTGGTTTCCTTGCAGACCTTGATTGCCTTGATTTCCTTGGTTTCCTTGGCGTCCTTGGTTGCCTTGTAGACCTTGAAGACCTTGAAGACCTTGGAGACCTTGGTTACCCTGATTACCTTGGTTTCCCTGGTTTCCTTGGTTTCCTTGATTACCCTGATTACCTTGTAAACCTTGGCGTCCTTGGTTACCCTGTAGACCTTGATTGCCCTGGTTACCTTGATTGCCCTGGTTTCCTTGGTTACCTTGATTTCCTTGGTTACCCTGTAGACCTTGATTACCTTGGTTACCTTGGTTGCCCTGGTTTCCTTGATTGCCCTGGTTACCTTGGTTTCCTTGGTTACCCTGAACACCCTGAACACCTGTTTTGGTGAAGAATATAGTTAACTCTTGATTATTTGTTGGTAGAACACCTGTCAAATAAGTAACTGGAACTGTATAATATGCTCCATTATCAACTACAGAATCATCTACAAAAAATACGGCAGATACATTAGATGATGCATCAGCAGAAGTTATATAAACGTAACCTCTATTAAGACCTGAGTTAACAATCGTATCGTCCCAAGTGTCATACCAAGCAGTTTGATCTACACCAAATAAGTCGGTATCATCAATATAAAGTTGAGTTACTGATCCAATAGTAGAGTTGTTGAATCTAAGTCTTCCTTGACCACCAGAATTTGCTGTAGTTGTTGTGTCAAAGAGATAAGGAATACCACCACGATCTCCAAGCATACCCTGGTTACCCTGGTTTCCTTGGTTACCCTGGTTTCCTTGGTTACCTTGCAGACCCTGGTTGCCTTGATTACCTTGATTACCCTGGTTACCTTGATTGCCCTGGTTTCCTTGATTGCCTTGTAGACCTTGGTTACCCTGGTTTCCTTGGTTGCCCTGGTTGCCTTGATTTCCCTGTAGACCTTGATTGCCTTGATTACCCTGGTTTCCTTGGTTGCCCTGGTTGCCTTGATTTCCCTGTAGACCTTGATTGCCTTGATTACCCTGGTTTCCTTGGTTACCTTGATTTCCTTGGTTGCCCTGGTTACCTTGTAAACCTTGTAGTCCTTGATTGCCCTGGTTTCCTTGGTTACCTTGATTTCCTTGGTTGCCCTGGTTACCTTGGTTACCTTGTAAACCTTGGAGACCTTGGTTTCCTTGGTTGCCCTGGTTTCCTTGGTTGCCTTGAGTACCTTGAATACCTGCTAAACCAAAACTAATAAAGATCTCATCATTATTACTAAATCCAGATCCAACTGAAACAGAATCAGTTAAATCTAAAGTACTCCATCCATTAACACCAGCAGACTCTAGAGTAACTCCACCAAGTCTAAAAATATAGAAGTTATTTGAATTTGTTTGGGACTGGATTTTAATAAATCCTTTGTTACCTGGTGATCCATATGCATTAACAAAACTATAAAAGTCACTTAAATCTGAACCATTTTGATCTGCGTGGTCCAGATACATTTCTGTAGAGTTTTCAATAGTAGTATTATCAAATCTAAAGTATCCGCTTCCAGGATCTCCTGATGTAGTGCTTGTTGAATAGAAGTATTCAAAAGTATCTCCAGAACTTACACCATCTGGACCCTGAAGACCCTGTAAACCTTGAAGACCTTGGACACCAGATCTTGTAAAGTTAAATACTAATTTTTCAGAGTTGGTTGGTAAAGATCCAGATACATATGCAACAGGAACTCTGTAATATCCAGTTTCTGCTGTAACTGCTCCTACAACATTAAAGACATTTACGTTGGTTCCAGTAACATCTGCAGATGTTATTACAAGATTACCACGACTTAAACCTGCATTTAGTTGAGTATCATCCCAAACATCATACCAAACGGTCTGATCATTACCTAAGTCATCTAAGTTATCAATATAAATTTCAGTTACAGATCCAATGGTTGCGTTGTTATATCTAAAGATACCATTGCCAGGATCCGCATTAGTTGTAGTTGTAGAGAAGATATAGGGAACTCCACCACGGTTACCAATGTTTCCTTGTAGACCTTGTAATCCTTGATTGCCCTGATTACCTTGGTTACCTTGATTACCTTGGTTGCCTTGATTACCTTGGAGACCCTGGTTGCCCTGGTTACCTTGATTGCCCTGGTTGCCTTGATTACCTTGGCGTCCTTGGTTGCCCTGTAGACCTTGGTTTCCCTGGTTACCTTGGTTACCTTGGTTTCCTTGGTTGCCCTGTAAACCTTGGAGACCTTGTAATCCTTGATTGCCCTGATTACCTTGGTTGCCCTGGTTTCCTTGGTTGCCCTGGTTTCCTTGCAGACCTTGATTGCCTTGATTTCCTTGGTTTCCTTGGTTACCCTGATTACCTTGATTACCCTGAAGACCTTGTAAACCTTGTACACCTTGTGGACCAATCAGTGAGAATGATAAGAATACCGTATCATTTGCACTGAAGTTGCCAGAAGATGCATAGAATGATTCAATATCAAATGAGAACCATCCAGTAGCACCACCAGTTTGTAGTGTAGTATTACCAACAACAAACAGATGATACTGAGATGAATCAACAGGATCTACAATCTTACATAGTGCCTGTCTTGTTGGAATGCCATATGCCGAAATATCAGCAAAGAAATCTGCTAGAGATGTTCCGCCTCCATCACTATTTGAAACATACATCTCAGTAGCACTTGACTGAGTTGTAAAGTTATCAAATCTTAAGTTACCTGAACCTGGATTGGCAGATGCAGTTTGTGATGTAAAAGTATAAACATAAGTAGTTTCAGCATTTCTACCACTTAAACCTTGTAGACCTTGTAGACCTTGAGCACCACTCTGGGTAAAAAATGCTGTTAAATCTTGCCCGTTATTAGGTGCAGTACCAGTCAAATATTCAACAGGAACAGTATAATATGTTCCATTACTTGTCACTGCTCCATTGACGGAGAAGATCATACTAATATTATTAACACTATCTGCAGAAGTTAGATAGATATAACCACGATTTTCTCCAACAGATACTTGGGTATCGTCCCAAGTATCATACCAAAGTGATTGATCAATACCGAATAAATCATTATCATTAAAATATAGAGCAGTAATATTTGATGGATTACTATTATTAAATCTTAAGTCTCCGTCTGATGTTGTACCAGCAGTAGTCGAAGTGTCAAAGTTATAAGGAATACCACCACGATCTCCAAGCATACCTTGCAAACCTTGGAGACCTTGGTTGCCCTGGTTTCCTTGATTACCTTGGTTGCCCTGGTTACCTTGGTTGCCCTGGTTACCTTGGAGTCCTTGTAATCCCTGGTTGCCTTGATTACCCTGATTACCTTGGTTACCCTGGTTACCCTGATTACCTTGAGTGCCTTGGTTACCTTGGAGTCCTTGTAATCCCTGGTTACCCTGATTACCTTGGTTACCCTGATTACCTTGGTTACCTTGGAGTCCTTGATTACCTTGGTTGCCCTGAACACCTTGAGTACCACTCTTAGTGAATAGAACTGTTATTTCTTGACCATTTGAGGGAATATCTCCACTTACATAAGTAACAGGTACAGTCCAGTAGGTAGTATTATCAGTTACAGCACCATCAACATAGAATATTGAGGTTACATTACCACCAGAATCTGCTGATGTTACATAAATATAACCACGATTTAAACCACTATTAAGAATAGTGTCATCAAAAGTATCATACCAACCAGTTTGATCTGATCCAAATGAATCAGTATCATCAAAATAGATTTCTGTAATGCTTGCAGCAGTTGCATTATTGTATCTTAGTGACCCTTGTCCGCTAGTACCTGCTGCGGTAGTAGAATCAAAGTCATAACGAACACCGCCACGATCTCCAAGCTTACCTTGCAAACCTTGGAGACCTTGATTGCCTTGATTTCCTTGGTTACCTTGGAGACCTTGGTTACCTTGATTACCCTGGTTGCCTTGGTTTCCTTGATTTCCCTGGAGACCTTGATTACCCTGGTTACCTTGGTTACCTTGGTTACCCTGGTTGCCTTGGTTACCTTGGTTACCTTGAACACCTTGAATACCTGTTCTGGTATGGAACAGGGTTAAGATGTCTCCATTAGATGGTAAAGTACCAGTTACATACTCTACAGCAATCTTATAATATCCAGATGCTACTTGATTAGCACCATTAATTCTAAAAATATTTACTGTAGTTCCAGATAAAATATCTGCAGAGATAAAGTATAAGTATCCCCTATCTGGATTCTCAGTATCATCCCAAACATCATACCAGTTAGTTTGGTTGTTACCTAAATCATCTTCATTATCAATATAGATTTCTGTTACTGCGCTGATTGAAGAGTTGTTATATGCAAAGTTTCCTAATCCTGGATCAGCATCGGTAGTTGATGAAACATACTGGAATCTAATACCACCACGGTCACCAATACCACCTTGCAGACCTTGAAGACCCTGAGAACCTACACCTTGGAGACCTTGGTTGCCCTGGTTGCCCTGGTTGCCTTGGTTACCTTGTAAACCTTGATCTCCAACACCCTGTAGACCTTGATTACCCTGTAAACCTTGGAGACCTTGATTGCCTTGATTACCCTGGTTACCTTGGTTTCCTTGGCGTCCTTGGTTACCCTGTAGTCCCTGGTTACCTTGGTTACCTTGATTACCTTGATTACCTTGATTACCTTGGCGTCCTTGATTACCTTGATTTCCCTGACGACCTTGTGTTCCCTGAACACCCTGAATAGATACATCAGTGATAGTTGCTTTCTTTAAGTTACCAGCACTCGTATCATATAAGAGTAAATAATCAGATCCTTGAATGTCACCAGTTAACTGAGGCCTATCAAAAATAAGATTTGGATTGACATTTCTTAGATTAGAATCAGTGACTCCAGTTCCAAGAGAGGTTGAATCTACTACAACATTACCGCCAATCTTATAAGCTTCTGTAGCAGGAATATTTACATTTGCATTGATACCAATAGATTCGGTTGCATATTCCCAGACAATAGTTTTCTCAATACTGGTTGAACCGATACCAATACCAGCGCCATCAAGTAAAACTTCACTACTAACACTTTTTGCAATAGCAACTTTGAAGTCGGGAATATCAAGTGTACCACTACTAATTGTAATAGTTTCACCGTCAACAACTAGGTTACCCTTAATCCTAACAAGACCTGTATTATCACCAACTCCTGCTGGGTCAATAAGAATAGTTCCTGGACCAGTAATAGAGTTACTGGTAACTATGATTGCTTGTCCCTCTTCACCTAACTCAAGAGAAGATGCACTGACAATACCTGCAACATATAAGTCTTGATTATTAAAGAATCTTAGGTTATCATTACCTACAGGTAGATTAGAAGCATTTTTGTATATGATTTGATCAACATCACCTTCTACTGGACCTGCAACACCTTGCAAACCCTGTAGACCTTGTAAACCTTGGTTACCTTGTAGACCCTGTAAACCCTGGTTGCCTTGTAAACCTTGTAAACCTTGGTTACCTTGTAGACCCTGCATACCTTGCAGGGCAGCACTTAAGATAGTATCTTTCTTAAGTTGACCATCATCCTGATCATAAAATAAGATATAATCTTCAGGAGCTGCTTGTGTTTGTATTCTATCTGAGATTGCACCTGGGTTAAAACTAGTTAAGTTTGATGCTGTAACACCAGATCCTAGTGTTGTAGCACTAAGAACTTCGTCGATATCAACATAATATTTTCCTCCGGCGGATGATACTCCTATATTTGCATTTGACTGCCATGCATCAATATCATATTCATAAAGAAGAGCTCTTCTGATGCTTGTTGAACCAATACCAATAAAATTACCATCAAGATTCTGTAGATCAGTTTCCCTAGCATTAAAGATAATAGATTCAGTAGTTAAAATAACGTCATCATTAAAGAAACTAATGCCATCACTGTTAAATCCAATAGGTGTTCCTTTAATAGACAAGTCACCTTCAATATATACCAAACCATCTGAGAATGGTGCGATAGTAATAGAAGCAGGACCAGTAATCCTTGTTTGAGTAATACTTAGTGATGAAGTAGTATCAAATCCAGTATAAAATGCATCTGCAGTTAGAATACCAGAAACTACGTTTTCAAATGATGGACTAGATCCAGAGGTAACTACACCAAAGTCGCCAATGTAGCGATAGGCAACAATGTAAATATTACTTGAAGTTACTCCACTCGGAACAACTGATCCATTAAAGTTTAGGATGCCCGATGAATAATCAAAAAACCAAGTATCGTTTGATCCTGCACCAGCAGCAGATAGCTGCACCCCACCAGATGCAGGATCCCCTCTATAAACTTTAACAATGTAATCTGGACCAAAGCTAGGATCAATCCAGTTATTAACAGTACTTGAACTATTATTTCCGTATATTGATCTTGCAATAAATGCTCTATTACCACTAACAGTAGGGTCTACTGTCATTCTAAGGGCACTACTAGTGCCATACACCTGTACAACAGGACCAGATGATGAAGGCGGTGTAGAAGGAATAAGACTAGATTCTGCCCAAATAGTATCTGCGCGTGTTACTATAGGGGAGGGTATAGCTTCTGCGAAAGGAGCTTTTTTAGTACCTGATAAAGTAGAATCCTCAGCTATACCAGTTTTGGATGCGGTATAACCTATCTTTTTTAATAGAAAATCTAGCTTTTGTTCTTGAGATGCTGCCACAGATCTTACTTTCCCTTAACTTATGTAGACGTGAATGACATGGTAGTTATTGACTGCCCAGAGTTCAATCTCCAACGAATCAAAATGCGATTATTCGAATCATTAGATGAAGATTCTGTACCAAATACGCAAGTAAATGTTCCACTATTACCATTCATCGCTCCACCTGAAGAACATCCTGGTTCTGCTGATGTTGGCACACCAGCACCTCTGTATGCTTGGAACATATCTGCCCAACCATTTGTTCCTGACAAAGATGATGTCCAAGTAGAGTTGTTTGGCATACAAACCCAACAACCAGCATAAGAACCAGTTACGACAATTTTAAACTCAGATACCTGAGATCTAATAAAATCCATTTGAAAATACTGTGCCCCAGTTCTACCAGAAGAATAATCTGGTCCTGCTGGTAACCAAGATCCATTTGAATAATCAGTTACATCATGACGCAGTACAGCACCTCTAACGATAGATTCATATGTAGCAGCAGTGTTAGATGCTGTAAATGTTGTAAAGACTGGTGATGGATTATCACCAGTAGAACCTGCATTTACTCTTTTAGCGTTACCAGAACCAGTTCCTAAAGAACTCACTAAGATGTTATCCTCATCAATTTTATTAGTTCTTGCAGTTGTTCCCATCATATTAACTGCCTGAGTTATAGTTGCTCTGACAGAATTTGATCCATAAGGAGTAGTTGCAGTATAGTTAGAGAACCTTGTCGTATCAGTATTAACAGTTTGATGGAGATCTCTGGGTGTCTGAGAAACTAAGCAGGTTACACCAGTACCTACACCATAATTCTGGACTGGTGGATTCGTCCCACCATCAAAATCTGTATAACTCTTAGTACCTCCATTTTGGAATCCTGTGGTTTGACCACCAGATGCCAAGAAAGTGTTCTGAGTGTACATATCACCACTAGCATTCTCACAAGTTATTACATAAGTGAATGCATTGCTAGAAGATTGTGTGTAATGTGGTACACCTGAAGAATAATTTAAGGTTGGTGAAGGTGGTGTTACTGGAGTAGTAGCACTTAATACAGGTGCAGAGACTGTACTTGGATCTTCATACCAAAAAGCGCGTTGAGTTTTATATCCAAACTGCTGAATATATCCTCTATTAAACCCATTTGGAGATGTGGCATTAATCAATCTAGCATCATAAACTTCATAAAACTCTGAGTTAATACCAGGATTTCTAGTTGAGAAAAACGCATCCTTATCATTTGAAATCTGTAACGCACCGTAAATGCCGTCATTTGATCCAGTTGTCAGAGTAACTACTCCAACAGAACCATCATTTATATACCCCGTTACAGTCCCTGCATCACCAGGACCATACTCTGTAATGTAGTTTGAAGTTACTGAGTTAGTGATGTTCCTATTATATTGTGTACCTGCTGATGGAGTTAACTCTCCACTAGTACTATTTGTTGGCGCAAAACCAGCACATAATCTACCAACACCTGTCAATCCAGTCATAGTAAATACTACGTTTGAAATAGTATCGGGTGGTTTTGGTACTAGTTTTCCTAAAATAAAGTTGATTTCATTAACAGAATCTTTTGTATAATCTGCAGTCTCAATGCCAACTGCTCCTGGAAGGAATCCTCCGTTAGGAGTTCCAATGACTTGATCACCATAAAACTCTGAAGCTGTTATAAATCCAGTTACTTTTACGTCATCAATAATAGATAATCTATGATCTGGTAAGGGAAAAGATGTTCCAATACCTACACTATTTGTAGAAGGAGAAAAAACAAATAAAGGATCAACAGATAATGATGTAATAATACCAGAAGTTGCTGTTAAAAACCCAACATACCTAGCATCATTACCAGTGGGATCTGCTAGTTTATTTGATAAAACATTAGATAATGTGGATCCATCACCATAATATTCCGTTGCAGTAATAAATCCAGATACTATGGCATCACCATCAACGGTGATATCATTAGATACATTAATATCTGAGGCAGTTAGTGCCCCAGATACTAAAACATCTCCTGTAACGGTTAGATCTGCGGATGCATATGTTGTACCAATGCCAACCCTACCAGTTACCTCAAGTACAGTAGAGTTTTCGGTATAAGAAGATATACCGACGCTAAGATTCCTTTTACGTTCGCTTAAAAACTTTGGCATTAGTCAACCTATACATTTGTGGTATATACCGCAGATCCAGTTATATAACTGAATATAATAATATTTATTCAATTAAATATTTCTTCATTATCCAAAATACTTTCTTCTTCGTCTTGTTTTGCTAACGTTACTTTAGTTTTTCTGGAGGTTCTTTTCTTCAGTTTTTCTTGTTCTTTAGTAATATCTCCAATAGTTTCGTTGAGATTTTCTACCATAGAACTAAGAGTTGCTACCTTAGCTTCCAATGAGATGTTTTCATTAAACAACTTAAAAGTTTTTTGTTGATATACTGAGATTAAAGTTTTATAGTCATCCTCAGAGATATACTGAAACTCATCTTCTTTATTTCTAGACATAAAAAAATAGGTGTAATAATACACCTATTTATGTGGATTTGATTATATTATTTTTTTAAATCAGTTTAGGGTCTCAAGAACTGAAACGATAAACTTGACATCACTACTTGTACTTCCTTCAACCTTGAGGGAATCTCCCTGCTCCATAACTAGTTTTCCTGCTAATAGATTGACAGCATCATTTGCTGGGATTGGAAACTCACGGAATAGTTCGGTTGTTACCGCAATACCAGATTTGGTTCTTACATGAGAAACGCTAATATCTTGACTAGATGCTCCCACGTTTGATGCTTGTGCCAGGAGGAGTACTCCCGTGTAACCCACGGGAGCAGTATAAATTCCTACTGGTTCTGTTGAGACAACATTAGTGATTGTCTTGAATACGTTAAGGGCTAATGCCATGGATTACTCTCCTCCGAGTGCTAGAATGAATGGGGTTAGGGTTGAGAACAACGACTTGGAATATGCCGTTCCAGAGATAGTACCAGTATTCTGGTTAATGATTAGTCCGTCACCAATCTTGAAGTTACCTGACTGATCAGTACTGGTGAATACGACCAGACCACCATTCAGATTCACAGTTTCATTTTCAGCAATAGTAACGCCACCATTCTGAGGAAGTGCAGCTTTTACATCGATACCAGAACCAATGTATTCAAATGCATGAGATGATGCGAGAACTCTACTTTGCTTGTAGAACTCAACTTCCATTCCAGCGGTTACTTCATATGGAACCTGTGCGTCAAGGGTGATTGTTGAGATTCCTGCAGAAGGATATGTTGCCTTATTAACTGTGTAGTAACTTGGATACATATCAATCACGATTCTTGCAGGTGTTCCTCCACCTATAGGAGCACCGATTGTAACGGTTGGAGGAACAATGAATCCTCTACCGCTAGAAACAACTTCAACTCCAGTTACCTGACCATTCTCGACTGTTGCGATTGCCTGTGCAGGTACGCCCCAAGCAGTTGTTGGATTACCAATAGTAACTTCTGGAGTACTGGTATAACCAGAACCTTTAGTTGTTACTCTAATCTTGTCAACCTGATAGTATAACTTATCAAACACAGTTACTTGACCGTCGAATGGTCTCTGTGGATTAATCTGTACTGTACCACCAGAAGTATAGAAGTGTGGGAATGGACCTTTACCTACGTTAGCGGTAAAGTCTGTTGAAGTTGTAGCAACCGAGCATGTGGTTGGTTGACCCTTAACGATTGCGTCAGTTGCGATACCAATGAGGTTATCAATAGTATCTTGAACATTTTGGCAAGCGTCTGGATCGTTATTGGAGTTAAGAACAGGATCAGGAGCGAGCTTGAAGTTCTTGCTATTTAGTTGATTATTGATAGCAAGTTGCATATAGTCAGCAGATGCACGGAAAGCAGTTACGGTTTCAACTTCTTCACCGATTAGTGCATCAGAGAGTGGCTTGCCAGTCTCTTGATCGAAGTAGTAGTTGGTTGCACTAATGATATTTTTATTAGTGAAGTTAAGAAGATCATTCTTAACTGCATCAACGATGTAACCAATGTCTCTTCTGCACTTAGTCTCTTGATCTAGGAGTCTACCTGCATTAGGTAAGAAGTTATCTAGTTCAGTTAGAGTACCGATTCCGATTACAGTTGTAACGATTCCGATTCTATTGTCAACTACGTCCTGAACATCTTGACAGGTTTCAGGATTACCCGATCTTGTATAAGTGATTACTGGACCAACACCGTAGTTTGCACCACCGAAGGATAGAGTTAGATCCTTAGTATAGAGTTGGTTAGTTAGAGCACCCTTCATGTAATCACCTGCCTTACCGAAAGCAGTTACAGATTCAGATCTTTCACCATACAGACCTGGAGTTAGTGGTTGACCAGTTCCAGTGAAGTATTGCTTAGTGAAGTCTCTTGAATAAGTATTACCTCCGAGGAATACGTCAGTTGAAACAGCGTCAACTAGGTATCCAATGTCTCTTGCACACTTATAACCACCTGGGGAAGAAGTAGTTCCGAGACCAACGAAGTCATCTGCATCAGTTCCATAACCAACTGTCTGACCAAACTCGCCTGGTTGTAAGTAGAAATAACCATTGTTGATACCGTATGTTCCATCATAAAGTGCTGCAGTGTTACCTGCGGCAACTACGACTGTTACAATACCAACTAGGTTTTCAATGTTTGCCTGAACATCTGCACAGGTTTCACCATTACCCGAAGCATTATACTGGATATTACCACCAGCACCATTGTAAGATGCAGGACCGAAGGTTAAAGTTAGATCCTTAGAATATAGTTGGTTAGTTACTGCTCGCTTCATGAGAGGTTCAGCAGCTTCAAATGCGGTTAGTGAAGGTGCGAGTTCACCGTCTAGTCCGCCTCTGATTACTGATCCATCAGCGTAGTAGTATTGCTCAGAGAATCCTCTGGAATATCTATTACCACCAGTAAACACGTCAGTTGATACTGCATCAACTAAGAATCCAAGGTCTCTAGCACACTTGTAACCGCCAGGGTTCTCAGTGGTTCCGATACCAGTTCCTCTGTCGAAGATTCCAGTATCATAAGTTAGAGCGCCGAATGAAGCAGTGCTTCCAGCACCAAGAGAAACAGTTACAATACCAACCAGAGTATCAATGTTATCCTGAACATCTAAGCAGGAATTCTCGTTTCCAGACTGTAGAACAGGGATAGAGGAACCGATACCATAGTACTGAGGACCAGATGAAATACCAAGATCCTTAGTATAGAGTTGGTTAGTGATTGCATCCTTCATCCACTCACCGCCACCCATTAAACCAACGATTGTTGGAGCAACTTCATTTCCATCAATGTGAATAGCACCAGACTGGTTGAAGTATTGCTTGGTAAACTCTTGTGAGTATCTGTTACCAGAAGTGAATACGTCGGTTGCGACGGCATCAACAAAGAATCCAACGTCTCTTGCACACTTATAACCACCTGGAGTGTTAGTTGTACCAACACCAACTGATTGATCAAATAGACCAGTGTTGAGTGGGAATGTAATAGAAGCAGTGCTTCCAGCACCAAGAGAAGATGTTACGATTCCAGCGAGAGTATCAATGGTATCTTGAATATCCTGACATGCAGTTGAAGAAGTGTTAGCAACGTCTGAACCCTCATTTCCTGCATTATATGTTGGGTTACCAACTGAGATTGTTAGATCAGAGTATGTAGCGCCAACTAAAGAGTTAGTAATTGCATTGAGCATGTACCCTCTTGCTTGATCAAAGACATAGAGTGACTCATCCATCTCACCCTGTAGACCATTAGAGATTAGTGAACCATTTTCAAAATATTGGAAGGTGAACTCAGAAGCATAAGTATTACCACCAGTTAGTACATCAAGAGCAACTGCATCAATGAAGAATCCAGTATCTCTCTTACACTTCTCTTCAACTGAAGCGAAGTTGAATGAACTGAATAGTGGGTTATTGACTGCATCGGTGAACGCTGCGCCAACGATTACCTCCTTATTGAGTTGAATCATTCTGTAAGCATCATAATATCTTGATCTTCCGTTAGACTGTGCGTCACCTGGGAAGTAGAATGCATCATAAGCATCATAACCTTGAGCAATAGAACCGATAGATCTATCGATAACTTCTTGCTTGTTCTGTTGGATTAGACGATATGAATCGAAGTATCTGTACTGCTCATCATCTCTCTCATCAAATCCAGTGTTAAGAGTTGGGAGTTGTGAAGTGGTTCCTAGACCAACTGCAACAGTTGCAATACCAACTAGGTTCTCGATTAGGTCTTGAACATCTGCACAAGATGATGCGCTTCTGTTATCATTAGTGACGTAATCGGGAGAAATAGTTAGGTCTTGAGCATTGAGTTGGTTAGTTACTGCTCCTCTTGCGAGATCGCCAAGTGCAGTGAATGCGGTAACTGACTCAGACTCTTCACCGAGTAGACCATCAGAGATTGGATTACCATTACCATCGAAGTATGATAGAGCGAATCCAACAACATTATCGTTAGAACCTGCCCATACATCCTCTGCGAGTGCGGAGTGTAGATAACCAAGATCTCTAGCACACTTAAATCCGCCTGGGGATGCTACAGTACCAACACCCGACTGGTTAAAGTAACCAACATTTAATGTTGGAAGACTATTGGTTGATCCAAATCCTACTGCAGTGGTAACCACTCCAACTAGGTTTTCAATGTTTGCTTGGACATCAACACAAGCTTCAGCATTACCAGAAGGTAGTACAGGGATGGAAGAACCAGCGCCTGCATAAATCGCTTTACCTGGTGAGATTGTTAGATCTTTGACGTTGAGTTGGTTAGTGATTGCCTTTCTTGCATAGAATCCTGCGTAATCGAAGGAAACAACACTTGGAGACTCTTCGCCAGTCAGACTTGCTGTTGGTGAACCTGCCCCATCAAAGTAGAATAGAGTGAAATCTCTTGTGTAGCTATTACCACCTGTAAATACATCAGTTGCAACGGCATCAACAAGGTAACCAATATCTCTTGCACACTTAGTACCACCAGGAGATAGAGTACCGAAGTCTTCCATCTGGAGTGATAACTTGGTGAATGGATCAGTGTTGACTACAAAGTTACCAGTATTGAGAGCATCGCCAGAAGGTAGTTGTGTAGTGGTTCCGAGACCAACTGCAACTGTTACGATACCAACTAAGTTCTCAATAGCAGACTGAACATCAATACAAGCATTAGCATTACCAGAGATTAACACAGGTAGTTTAGTATCATCGGTACCGTATCTAGCAGTACCAGAAGAAATGCCAACATCCTTAGAGTTAAGTTGGTTGGTAACTGCCTTCTTCATGAAGGTCTCTGCAGAATCAAATGCTACAAGTGATTGTGCTTCTTCACCAACCAGACCATTGCTGATTGGAAGTCCAGCGCCATCAAAGTATTGAAGAACGAACTCTCTAGAATAGCTGTTGCCTCCAGTAAATACGTCGGTTGAAACTGCATCAACTAAGAATCCAATATCTCTAGCACACTTGAATCCACCTGGGGATGAAGTAGTACCAATACCAGATTGTGAGAAGTAACCATCGTTGATTGATGTAGGAACGTCTGCGAATGTTGCGGTTGTACCAATAGAAACAACTGCAGTAACAACTCCAACGAGAGTATCAATGTTATCCTGAACATCAATACATGCTGCTGCATTACCCGAAGGAAGAACTGCAATATCTCCACCAGCACCACCATAAGTAGCAGCACCAGAAGAAATGCCAACATCCTTTCTATAAAGTTGGTTGGTGATTGCGTCCTTCATGAACTCACCAGCAGCAATGAATGCAGTGTTTGAAGGAGCTTCTTCGCCTAGTAGACCTGTCTTAATCCATCCACGATAGGTTGGTTCATATGACTTGACAGAATCGATTGTTGTTCTTACGAATGTATGTGCAGACTGTGGAAGATGCTTGATTGCTCCAGCGATTGCACTTACAAATGTATGTGCTGTTTGTGGTTCATGTCTAATAGCATTACACTCAGCACGTACAAATGTGTGTACAGAACCTGATGCAGAACCAGCATTTCCAACATTAACTGTGAATGTACCAGTCTGCCTCTCAAGACCGTTTGCAGATGCACTTACAAATGTGTGAGTTCCAGTGTAGTCAGCAGCACCAATATTAATCTTGAAGGTGTTATCAGTCTTCTCACTGATCTGTAACCAGCGACCTGATGGATAATCATATCCAGCGCGTGGATATGACTTAGATACTGTGTTACCATCTAGTTCGCAAGTGAAGGTTAGTGAACCATCATCAAGTTTAATATAATCTTCATTAGCAAATCCATGAGAAGCAACTGTTAGAACAACATCTCCAGTTGCAGGGTCATAAGTTGCTGCAGTTACAGTATGAGTGGAAACGCCAACTTCATTGATCGCAGTTGCGATACCTGAGATTGGATTGCCTGCTGCAGGATATGCATGTTCAGTAGCATTTCCATCCTGGTCACAAGTGAAGATCATTGACTCATCTTCAATAATGACTGCACGACCAACGCCAAGACCATGCTGACCAACAGTAACAGTTAGATCACCAGTTGCTGCATTATAAGTAGCAGCAGTTGGATCAAAGTACTTGTTAGGACCAGACTTACCTACATTAACGGTTAGAGAATCATCTGTAACACCAGTAATCTTGATTGATCTACCTGCGTATGGATCGATTCCTGGACGTGGATATGTCTTCTGTGCTTGATTATTATCAAATGCACAAGTGAAGGTGAAAGAGTTGTCCTCGATGATAACACCCTCTCCAACACTCAGTGAGTGCTCACCAACAGTAACGGTGAAGTCACCAGTTGCAGGATCATATGTTGCTGCAGTTGGGTTGAATGACCAGTCAGTACCAGAAGCACCAACATTAACAGTCACTGATGTTGCACTAGTTCCAGTAATCGTTAGAGGAGAGTTATATGCAACTTGACCTTTTGCTGGTAGAGAGTGCTCACTCTTATTGCCATCCATTGCACAAGTGAAAGTGAAGCTTTCCTTGTCTAGGAAGATAACATCAGATGTTTGTAGTGGGTGATCTGCACCAACAATCATCGTGAAGTCGCCAGTTGCAGGATTATAAGTTGCAGAAGTTGGTGTCCAACCTGCTGCCTCTTGGAAGTTATTTTGTAGATAACCAATAGCGTAGGAGTTACCTCCAGTAAATACGTCAGTTGAAACAGCGTCAACTAAGAATCCAAGATCTCTAGCACACTTAAGTCCACCAGGAGAATAGGAGCTAATACCAAGTGCCTGGTTAAACTCACCTACGTCTAGAGTTCCTTGACTTGTAGGTAGTTCTGAAGTTGTACCGATACCTACAGCGTAAGTAACAATTCCGACTAGTGCATCAATACTATCCTGAACATCTAGACATGCATTTGCATTACCAGATCTTAGAACCTCAATGTTAGGACCGCCACCTCCGAAGTATGCTTTACCCGAAGAAATGCCAACATCCTTATTGAAGAGTTGGTTAGTTACTGCATCCTTCATGTATTCGCCAGCAGATTCAAATGCGACGACTGAAGGACCTTCTTCACCTAGAAGACCATTAATGATTGGAGCAGCATTATCAAAATACTGCAATGCAAATCCATCTGCATAGTAGTTACCAGCAGTGAATAGGTCAGTTGAAATAGAATCGATGAAGAAACCAAGGTCTCTTGCACACTTATAACCACCTGGTGATGAAGTAGTACCAACACCAACAGACTGGTTGAAGTAACCATAGTTGATAGTTGCCGTTACATCAGATGCAGTTGCAGTGGTTCCTAGACCAACAACTGAAGTAACGATACCGATTAGGTTATCAATGTTGTTCTGAACGTCAATACATGAAGCTTCGTTACCAGATCTTAGAACAGCAATATCACCTCCACCACCACCATAAGAAGCAGGACCAGATGAAATACCAAGATCCTTAGTATAGAGTTGGTTAGTGATTGCGTCCTTCATGAACTCACCAGCTCCGATGAATCCATATAGAGACTGTAGTTCTTCTTCGTATAGACCCTCACTGATTGGATTACCAGTTCCATCATCGAAGTACTCAAGGATAAACTCTCTAGAATAGAGGTTACCGCCAGTAAATACGTCAGTTGAAACTGAATCGATTAGGAATCCGATGTCTCTAGCACACTTGAATCCTCCTGGAGTTGCAGTGGTTCCGATACCTGCTTGGTTGAAGATACCGAGATTTCTTGTACCAGCGAAGGAGGTTGTATTTGCCTCAGTAATAGCATCAGTTACGATTGTAACTAGGTTTTCAATGTTTGTTTGTACGTTAGCACAAGCACCAGTATCAGTATTTGAAGATGCTAGAGGATCAGTTGTAATACCAACATCAGTATAGGTTAGGTTGTTAGCAATAGCTAACTTCATTCTGTCTCTTGCTTCATTGAAAGCGTAGATGGATTGAACCTCTTCGCCACCAATACCATTATCATAGATAGCATCATTCTCAAAATATTGTAGAGTAAAGTCTTGAGAATATGCGTTACCACCAGTTAGAATGTCAAGAGAAATGGCATCAATAAAGTAACCAAGGTCTCTCTTACACTTAGTTTCAGTGCTAAGGATACCAGGATACTGAGTTCTTGTAGCATTCCAAGAACCATTAATAATCTCATCTTTGTTTTTCTGGATCAGACGATATGAATCATAGTATCTGGAACGTGCATTTGTCTCTTCATCACCAGGGAATACCCAATCAGTTGGATAAAGATCATAGTTAACAGTGATGTTACCAATAGATCTATCAATAATTTCTCTTCTGTTCTGTTGGATTAGACGATATGAATCGAAGAATCTTGATCTTTCATTAGTTTGAAGATCGTTAGGGAAGTAGAAATCAGGATAACTGATAGAGATAGATGCTAGTGACTTATCAATAATCTCCTGTCTATTCTGTTGGATTAGACGATATGAATCATAGTATCTGGATCTTGCTGTAGTTTGAGAATCGCCTGGGAAATAAAAGTCTGGATGCTCTAATGAAATAGCAGCAAGTGACTTATCAATAACTTCTTGTCTGTTCTGCTGGATTAGGCGATATGAATCGAAATATCTTGAGCGAGCATTGGTCTCAAGATCTCCAGGGAAGTAGAATTGATCATACTTAGTTGCAATAGAAGCAAGTGACTTATCAATAATCTCTTGCTTGTTCTCATTGATTAAACGATATGCATCATAGAATCTTGATCTTGCATTGGTCTCTGTATCGCCAGGGAAGAAGAAATCGTCATAGTTGTCATAATCTAATGAGATAGAAGCAAGGGACTTATCAACAATTTCTTGCTTGTTCTGAAGGATTAGACGATAAGAATCATAGAATCTAGATCTATCAGTCGTCTCTGCATCATCAGGGAAGTAGAAATCTGGGTGATATAGACCGATAGTCGCAAGAGACTTATCAATGATTTCATCTTTATTTGAGTTAATAAGATTAAATGAATCTTTAAATCTGTTTCTTGAAGTATCTGGGAAGTAGAAATCTGGGTGGCCAATAGCAATCTGTGCTAGCGACTTATCAATAACTTCCTGTCTGTTCTTCTGGATCAGACGATATGAATCAAAGAATCTTGATCTTGCGTTTGTCTGATTATCATTAGGGAAATAGAAATCAGGATGCTCAACAGCAATCTCTGCAAGTGATCTATCAATGATCTCTTGCTTATTATGTTGGATTAGACGATATGAATCAAAGAATCTTGATCTTGAGTTAGTCTCTTCTTCGCCTGGGAATACAAAATCAGGATGCTTATAAGAGATAGAAGCAAGTGCCTTGTCAAGAATCTCAGTTTTGTTTGCTTCGATTGACTCGCTAGCATCACTATATCTACCAGGAGCAACAGACTTAACTTCAAAAATAGTACCGTAGTTACCTGTTGGATATAGAAGTGTCTCCTGACCACCGTCTGAAGTGCAAGTAAATCCTAAACCTGCAATGGTAACACCCATACCAACACTTAGTTCGTGTTGTCTGTCGAGTGTGAATGAAGTAACTCCTGTTACATGATCATAAACAGCATCAACAACATTCATTACAGGGGCGTTTGCATCAATCTTAATCTCAAAAGTAGATGCATCTACACCTGCATTTGATGTTACGACACCAACATATTTGAGAGGTCCGACGCCATCAGCGACAAGACCGAAGTTGCCGAATGATGAGTTAGAGTTGGTAAGGTCGCAAGCACCACCTGACTGGCAGAGGATTGCGGTATCTGAACAGATGGTGAACATGGACACCAACTGAGCGAATGCTTCGTTGAAGATTTTAGCACCTAAACCACCTGGGTTAATCTGGGTATAGGAGTCAAGAACCATGGACTTAATAGGTCCAATGGCATACTTACCATCAATGTTTAGACCAATAGTGCCTGGAATGAAGTTTGTACAGTTCTGAATATATGGCGATTGGTCAATATAAGGAACAACTTCTGGGTTAAATGTAACGATTGCGCCATCGGATTTTTGTGCTGGTCCAATGAATGACATCTCTGCGATGTAGCATCCATTGTCTAACCAGAACAAGTCTCCTTGATTTTTTGGTGTAACCGTAACTTCACGAAGTGAGTCGCCAACGACTGACACATTGTCGGGAAGTACGATTGGGTTATCTTCTAGATAAACTCCAGCACTAATTTTAATAACAGTTCCTGGGACAGACTCTGCGACGGCAGCTTTAATGGTTCTTTTTGCGTCTCCGAGTTTCTTACCTGTGTTGTTGTCGTTACCATCTTGTGTTACATATAGGACATTAATAACGGTCGCACCAGCACCAACTCTTACAATGTCTGTTCCAATACCTGGCCTATTTCTGGCCATGTAAAGTTCGCCATCATTAGTATTAATGGCCATTTCTCCTAGAGGGAGATCAGAGACTGTAGGTTTTTTGTTAGGTACTGAAGACCTTTTGAATCTAATTTTAGGACTTGCCATTAACCCATCCAGAAAAATTTTCGGTACTTTTACTTTATTTATGAAATATCTTTATTAAGTTACATTACAATATTATAAATCTTTAAAGTCCGTAGAGTCCACAATCAACAGTAATATTCTCCATCAATCTCTCACCATCTTCACAGGTGATGACTTGAGACTGACCAGCGCAATCATTCAACCATAGTGCTCCAATTTCAAGAGCAGCATATGCTTCTGCAAGAACACTATTACTATTTAATATAGCTCTCTGAGCAAACTTCATTCTATCATCATCATTATCATAATACATTGCTGCTTTCTCTGAAGAGTTAGTAGCAGTATCAAAATAGTTCAGAACAACGCCAACATCATTACCCAAATCTTGAGTTGGAGGAACTAACTCTCCAGTAGCCTCATCTAATATTAAACCAAGTTCGATTAAAGGATCTCTGAGCGTGAAAGTTTCAGAATCTACAAGGAATCTTCCACCATCAATAAGCAAATCACCAGTAATATTGGCATTACCAATAACTGTTAGTACAGTTTCAAAGTCAGTGTATCCCTGAACACCAAGTGTTAACTCCCTTTGAGTAGGACTTAAATATTTTGTCATTTAGAAATAACCCTTCTTAACCGTAAAGTTATTTAGTGAAATAATGTACTTAATATTCCCCACCATCAAAATCGATACGGTTATCAAGATCTGTGTCAAGTTGATCAATAAAGACTTCTGGTAGACCTGGATTCTCGGGTTCTTCAACAGCAGCAGAAAGAACGTTGTCTGGGTTTTCCGCTCTCCACTTATCGAGTAGTTCATTATACATGAGAGTGTATCTATCTTTAGCATCATCGACATCAGTATCGACAAGATCGGATAGACGAAGACCACTAAGTTTATCAAGGATAGCTTGCAGAAGCTCGTTAGATGAGTCTAGTTGTAAGTTAGATCTTAAGTATGCTAAGAAATCTTCAGGTAATCCTGGTTGAGTAGTTTCAGTTAAAGCAGCAGCACTAAAAATCTCATCGGGGTTAACTGATTCATATTTTTCAGTATTCTCATTAAACATTAACACATATTTATCCAATGTGTTGTCTATGTCAACATCCTGAAGATCGGAAAGTTTCCTTGCCATTACTATTCCTGATTTAGTAACTACTTTAATATTTCCTAATGGGAGTTTACTTTTTACATTAAATAGTTTTTTTCTTACTCTGACTTTGATTGTCATATGGTAGTATCCTCGACAATTATTGTTCCAGTTACAACTCTAGTGACAAAATCTAACTCACTATTTTGAATAAACACATCAAAATAGTTTCTTCCAGAGCTCAACTCCGTTGTCATGGATCTCCCCATGGAGATATTTACCTCTGCATCTGCTGTAGTAATACCAACAACAAAACTATGCGACTTAGTTGCTGTTGGATGTTTTTTGATCTTTGCAAATGCAGTAGTATATAGCAAGTTGAGCATGTCGCCGTCATCACCAGTTAGATAGAATGATGCTTCAAAATCTGCACCTTTTTCTATTGTTAGGTTAACAACAGATGCACTCATTTTCTTATACCTTTACCGTAATTCTATTTATTAAAAAGCACCGCCATCAAAATCTGTGATTGCTCCTACTGTTCCAACATACCTCCATCCTTTAATATAAACACTTGCGCCGCCAGTAACTAAAGTTGGTACATTTGTTCCCGCAAAGTTTAATATCCCAGATGAGTAATCAAAAAACCATTCATCATTATTACCGCTACCTCCAGCAGAAAGTTTCGTCCCCCCAGATGCTGGATTTCCTGCATAAACTTCTACAATATAATCTGACCCAAACTGAGTATCAATCCAGTTAGTTACATTGGCAGAAGTATTTACTCCAACTATCTCTCTGGCAATAAAGCTTCTTCTACCACCAACAGTGTTATCCTCTGTCATTGGATAAGCATTGGATGTTCCATATGTTTCAATCAAAGTATATGATGGATATCCTTCTCCAGGAACAATGATCAAATCTCCTGTCGGTGGAGTTGATGGTATCCTAGCAGACTCAAACCAAAGACCGTTGTTTGGTATTATTATGGGTGATGGTATTGGTTCCGCAAACGGAGCTTTTTTAGTCCCCGAAAGAGTGGAATCCTCAGCAATACCAGTTTTACTTGATGAATATCCTAACTTCTTTAGAAGAAAGTCAACCTTTTGCTGTTGAGATAATGCCATTAGATCCTAGTATTAAGTATTGCGGAATGACAATGTGTTAATCTGATCTCCAGAATCCAATCTGATTCTTATGAGTATTCTATTAAAAGCATCATTAGACGATGACTCAGTACCAAATACGCATGTAAAAGTTCCTGTCCCTCCAGTCATATTTCCTGCAAAAGCGCATCCAGGAAGGGCGCTATTAGGAATACCAGAACCTCTATATGCTTCGAACATATCTGCCCAACCATTGGTTCCAGATAGGGATGTATTCCATTGGGTATTGTTTGGCATACAAACCCAAAATCCACCATAAGATCCATTGATTGAAATCAAAAACTCTGAAACGTTTGTTCTAAACATTTCAAGTTGAATGTATTGAGCTCCAGTCCTACCAGAAGAATAATCTGGTCCTACTGGAAGATATCCAGTAGAATAGTTTGTTTGATCGTGTCTTAAATCACCACCAACAACAACAGCTTCATAAGTTGCTATTGGGTTTGATGCAACCCAAGAAGTAGTAACAGGTGTTGGATTATCTCCAGAAGAACCAGCATTAACTCTTCTAGCATTTCCAGATCCCGTTCCTAAAGTTTGAATGAGAATATTATCTTCATCTATCACATCAGTTCTAGCAGTTGTACCCATGATATTTACATTCTCAGTTATAGTTGCACGAACACTATTTGATCCATATGGAGTGGTTGCAGTATAGTTTGAGAATTTCTGAGTGTTGGTGGTTACAGTGACATGAGAATTTCTAGGAACTTGAGACAATGTACATGTAACTCCAACACCAACACCAAAGTTTCTTACTGGTGGATTAACACCGTCAGTAAAATCTGGATATGATTTATTTCCCCCATTTTGAAATCCAGTAGTTTGACCAGAAGAAGTCAAGAATGTATTTGTAGAATACATATCTCCAGTTGCATTCTGACAAACAATCTCATATACAAAAGCATTATTTGTTGCTTGTGTATAATGAGGAATACCCGAAGAATAGTTTAGTGTTGGTGATGCAGGTGTTACTGGAGTAGTTGCTGCCAAAACAGGAGCAGGTACTACACTAGGATCTTCATAATATAAGTATTTTTGAGATTCATATATGATAGTTCCAACTTGATGTTTAATATAACCCATATTAAATCCATCAGGTGATGAAGCATTTAATATTCTTGAGTCGTATACCTCATAAAAGTTTGATGTAATACCAGGATTTCTAGATGATAAAAATGCGTCTTTATCATTTGCAATCTCCAATGATGTGTAAACACCATTATCACTGTTAATATCATTAGAGATACTATTATCAGGATTGATAACATCATTTGTTATCATCATCCTAGTTCCTTTAGGATCAAAGTTTATCATAGCAGAAACATCACCATCATCACCAGGACCATACTCAGTCAACCAGGTTGATGTAACACTGTTGCTAGTATTTCTTGGATATTGTGTTCCTGCTACTGGAGAAAATACCCCAACAGTATTATTAGTAAAAGAAAATCCTGAGCACAATCTACCAACATTAAGTCCAACTATACTAAAAGAAGCGTCAAGAATAGTTGCTGGTGGTTTTGGAACTAGTTTTCCTAGAATAAAGTTAATATCATTAATAGAGTTTTTTGTAAACTGAGTTTCATCTATTTCAATAGCGCCAGGTTTAAATCCACCAGCAGGTTCACCAAATCTTAAAGGACCATTATATTCACCAGCAGAAACAGCATTACTTATATCAACGGTTCCTCTGAATAGTGAAGGACCATTAACATCAAAATCTGTAGTAGGTTCACTATCAGTATTTCCAATAGCAACCTTACCCCTAAAACTACTTATTCCAGTTGCAAACGTATCTTTTGGTTTTAATGTAGTATCAACACTCAAAACGCCAGAGACTAAACCGTCTCCAACGACATGAAAATCTGATCTGGCAATATCAGTTTTAACTCCAACATTGCCAGTAACTTGTAGTGCTGTAGTGTTGTCAGTATATGATGGTATACCAACCCTAAGTGTTCTGTTAAGTTGACTTAAATACTTTGCCATTTATTCGTTTACTAAAATGCAATGACAAAAAGATTATTATAGTTATATGTTTTTATTTAGTCAATTTGTTTGTCGAACTCAAACATCCCATACTCTGATCCCCATACCATTTTTTTAGTTACAGGATCATATCCCCTATCAATAACTCTATAAGTATTTTTTCTCAATTCAGACATGGTAAATAAGAACGATTCTTTACCATTTTTATTTACCATACATTCACACCCCATGATCATACCATAATAAACACCATTCTGTTTAGTAAAAATACAATCACAGTTCTCATTCTTTTCTAAATCATCTTCAGTGATTTTATCTATATCAGTGAAATATAAAAATCTTTTACCATCCTTCACTTTATAACTACTAACTATTAGTTTATCTTCATACTGATTTATCTCCAGAACAAACTGTCTATAAGGAGGTTGTTTGCGAACAGAATATTTCTGTTCTCCATAAATCATATTATTACTTAATAACTCATGACGTAAACTAATCTGAGAATATTGTGAAGGGTATGAAAATGCTTGTTTTCGATTATGAAAAGATCCAAGTAACCATTCTGTAAACTCCTCAATCATTCAGTACTACCTCTTCTTTGATGACGTATTAATGTAGAAAATAATACCTTACCAATAGCAGATATTAGATTACCTTCAATTTCATTAAAGACATTCATATTTAGTTTGAATGCTAGATTAGCTTCTTTGATAATCTCATCGATTTCATTTTGATCGAAAGGAAGAGTATCTAATACATCTCTATAATCTCCCTTAAAAACTTTTTCATCTTTAATATCTTTAAAAATATAAAAGTTCATCCCAACATCAGGAACTTTTAAAGCAGATTGAGCAATATTTTTCAATACTTGTCCACCAGAAAGATCGCCAATATACCTAGTATAATGATGTGCAATCAATAAGTCTTGATTTTCATTAGATACCTCTTTAATCCTGGCAACATATTCTTTGCAAGATTTTGTTTGAGTAATCCTTTCTTTCCAATCATATCCTAGATAATATTCTAAATCTTTTTCTAAAGATTTTTTTCTGAAGAGTTGTGGAAAATAAATGTTTGACACAATCATATCATCTTTGTGTCTTTCAAACTCTTCTTCCATCGCGGAATAGATATGGTACAAGTCTGATAGTAATCTTACATAAGATTTCTTTTCAACCACACCTTTGAGAAAACAGGTAATGAAACCTGTATTCTCTGCCATAGTGTGAGATTTTTTAGTACCTTCTCTTATTTGTTGTGATAGGTTAGACATAAGCTCTACTTGGTATTAGAATCCGACACCTTTCCAAGATATGGATCATAATCAGTAATCATGTTTACATCAATATCTGATCCGTTCGCTTTCCAGAAGTTTAAAACTCCTCGATAAGAAGCTTTATGGAATTTATCAACATGATCTGGGTGGATTGTCGATCCTAGGTCTGTTTTATAAAGTAAAAGTGGAGTGGCGTAAGTCGCACCAGAGTTGTAGATTAGATCATCTGCAACAGGTCTTGGTTTAACACCATTGTCAAGTTTATATTTAGCGCCTCTCACATGATTTTTTATGATTTTTTCTGCATGATGCCTTGTAATGACATAACATGCGGTTGAAAAATCATTAACAAACCTGTTATGTACGGGAACTACGATATTACCAGTACAAATAATAGCTAGTTGTAAAACATCCCAAGAGTAAGGTGCTTTAGCAATAAAGTCTTGCCAAGTAAAGTTCCAATAGAGAACAGTCTCTAAACTACAATCATCTTCCATGATGACTGCATAAGGAGAATCTGATGTTTCATACCAATGTTTGATTGCTTTAATATGAGAAGTAACACATCCAATCTCACCTGATGACATCATCGGAGGATAAGTTCCTTTGATAATATCACTTAGATCATCTTCTCTACCATCGTATGCAGAGATACGCTCATAGTTTTCAATTTCCCAATACTTAAACTGATCTTCCATCCACTTACGACGCTCAGGTTGACCATCTAGATTTAGATAATAGATAGGACCAAAGTTTTTAAGTTTGTAAGCTGCTTTGTTTTTTTCTGAGAAATCAAAATCCAACTCCATTTTTTCCTCTTCTTTAGGAACATAAGATTCAATAAGTTTTTCCATGAAGGGAATGTGATATTTCTCTAGAGTATTTTTCCACTCAAACTGTTTTGCATACTCTAGGATTTCTTGACGATTAGCGACTGAATACTCTCTGTTCTTGATGATTTCGGATTCAACATATTCAATGTCGTTGATTTTATCTTCAGGGATTACAGTAATAAATCCTCTATCAATATCAAGATTTGCTTTACCCCATTCGCTAACAACAACACCTAGTCCTGCAGCGAATGCTTCCATACACACTAATGGATGAGCTTCTCCATCAGAAAGAAGAACTAGATTTCCATATTCAGTCAACTCATCATATAGAGTTTCTTTAGTCCATTCCCCAAGATAGTTTTTGTTAATATCAAACTTTTTATCATCAACAATACCAGCATAATAAAGAGAACTAATAGACTGGAATAGATGCTGTCGTTTCCGATAGTCTACCTTTGCGACATAAATGCTTTTATCACTTTGTTTTGGTTCTTCAGTTACTCTAAAGTTTTTCGAGTTTACGCCATTAGGAGTAACGAATACTTGATCTTCTGGAATATTATTATTGACGTATACTTCTTTAATGCCTTCAGAAAGAGCAAATACATTTGGTTTGTAAACCTTGAATGCATCTAGTACAGCTCGATAACCGCCAATCTTTTCTGGTTGCTCAAGATATGCATAATGTGTTGTAATCGCTGTCGGATATTTAAGATGGGGATATAGTCCGACCATATTGTCAAACTCGATATGAACAAAATCTGGATTAAACTCATCAATCTGCTTAATCGCATCAGATCCATTTGTAGTATTGACAATCTGAACTTCATGTCCAAGTTCTTCATAGCAACACTTCATGTCCCAAATAAGAATTTCTACAGCACCCCACCCTTTAGGTGGAATAGGCATCACGCCAGGACCTACGATTGATACTTTCATTCTACTTCTCCCATGTCATAGTCACACATTTCCTTTACAAGATCTTCAAAAGAATATTTTGGATCCCAGTTTAGAGTTTTTTTGGCAAAACTGGGATCTCCAACAAGAGTATTTATCTCTTAGATAACTCCTGAATAAACTCGTAGTCTCTATGCTTTCCAGCATGATTTTCAAAGGCAATAAACATATCTGGATTATTTTTATAAACATATGCCATAGCACTTTGCTCATTGTTGATTAGATTGTTAGCGATCATTTTGTTTTGAAGGACATCATCTACAAGATCACAGAACTTACTCATGACTTCTGCTCCTCCACACCAAAGACCTCCCATTACCCACGTTCTACCATCCCACAAATCTTCTAAGGTATATGATTTAGCATTAACCAAATCTCCATAGTAAGACATGAAGGTTTGTATTATAACATGGTCTTTGCAATCTAGCAATGTTTCCATGGCAGTCTGTGATGGATACTCCAAATCCATGCCAAAGAAAAATCTAGATAGACCAGCATCCATCCACATAAAAAGTTCAGTATTAAAGGGATTGTCGGAAATAATCCGATTTACCCATCGAAACTTAGAATAGATAACTGAGTTATAAAGAGCTAGTTTACATTCTACTCTGTTGGGAGCTTGAACTTTTTCCTTAAAGTTATCAGAGTTTAAAATACCATCAATCTTCTCAGTTAAATGATAGTAAGGAATATCTTCCAATGCTTGGGTGATTATCTTTGTAGGCAACCCTTCCCTACATTTTTCTACAAATGAAACAAGAGACTCTTCTACAAAGATTACCATCGGTCTGGTAACTTTTAGAGTTTCTTCAAACCAAGAAAGATATTCTTGAAACTTTCTACCATCTCCATCTTGTTCTCTATTGATATCATAAAGAGCAGTTACTATTGTGATAGAATCAGACATGATATTTTGAATTATTTTTACTTAAATGAACAATCTTAGGTTCAAAATCACAGTATTGACCGAACATTTCTGGGTATGCAAACTGTGGTCCTAAGACATTTGTATTATCTCGGTTTTCTATAAGAAACTTATTAAGGTGACTTTCATCATGCCACTGAGCAATTACATCATTATCTAAATCTATTTGAACTCGACGATCGAGTTCACAAATAAGATTCATAATCTTTGAAGACTTTCCTCCCCATAAGCATCCTTGGAAATACACAGATAAATCATCATCCTCTGAAATGGCAGATGTAGATTTTTTATTCGTCTCAAACGCACCAAACTTCTGATTATGTGGGGGCATCTTAAGAAAATGGCAAGGATGATGAACACCAAAGAAATCTTTAGTATCATCAAAGAACTCTTCTTCAGTTACAGTATCTACAACTAAAGCATCCGCATCAATAAAAACAAACCAATCTGTTTCTGAGATTACATCTTTTGCTTTTTGAATAATCTCAAATCTTTTTAGTGTGATATAAGGCCATTCAATATGCTCATAGTCATAGGTATTAATATCTTCAGGAAAATCTCCATCACCATCAGTAAAAACTAAAAACTGTTTTTCGGTATTAGGCAAAAAATATTCATGAATATTTTCATAGTATCTGGGAAGAAAGTTTAAATACTTTCCTGTTCCAATAAAACAAATAGCAACTTTCATCGTTTTAAAAAATCATAGTTTACATGTTTACCTGCAATGTCAGAGAAGTCACTTCTTTGCCATGCCAAATGAGGTCTGAAAATATAAGTCCTTAAGTAAGATTGCAGTTTTGTATATATTACATCTAATGGTCCTTCCATCTTAGACACAAAATCAATAAGCAGATCATAGCAACTACTGTTTATTGCATATGCATGAGTAGCGTGAGCATTATAAACTTTATATACATGATCCGTTACTTTGATTGGCGGTCTATTCATGTATGGATAGCATAATGCATGAGTAGCACCAAGATATAAAATATCCCATTCAGGAACTTCTTTTATATACTCTGAGAAAAGTTTATCAAAGTTTGAACAAAACTCAACATCATCTTCTAAGATCAAAACATTTGACACATTATCTTCTTTACACTTTTTTAAAATGTTTAAATGTGAAAGAAGACACCCTACTTCTCCATGACTCATTTTTCCAACACGATCATGTTTAGTGCCATCTACGGCTTCATACCTTTCAACATTAATATTATATTGAGAGAATACTTCTTTACAAATATCCCATCGTTCTGGTCTTCGTTCTAGATTGACACAATAGATTTTTTCAAAGCAGTCATTAAGAGTTTTCATCGTATCTTGTTAAATATTTTCTAAAAATAGAAGATCCTGCATTAAATTTTACTGCTTGAGTAAACAAATCTTTTTGCCCACGATCATGGGCACTAATGTTATTATAGATTCTAATATATCCCTTCTTTGATTTGCTGTTTAACTCTTCAATATTATCCAAGTATCTTTGCCAATTTGGACGCTCTACAATATCATTACTGTCTAGTATTTTTTTAATACAGTCTGGTTGCAACTCAAGATTAATCAGATCTTCATAGTAAATAAAAGTTGCTTGATTTTTGCTCCAGTCATAATAACGAAGAAGATTGCAATAATCTTTTATTTGATCATTTAAAGATCTAGATGATCCTCTCTTTGAATGAGAAACAATAGCATCATAATAATCTCTAATAATAAGAGTTACTTTTGAATCTTTGATAAGTTCTTTTTCATTGAGTGTTGGATCTACCAAATGAAACTTCCTAAGAATCGGAGGATTCTTAGGTTTAACTTCTAGGTTTCCACCAACCAGATAGTCGATTGCACTATCTGGAATGTCTTCATTAAAATCAACAACAACCCTTTCGGTAATGTATTCAATCAAAAACCTCAATAAAGTATTACCACTTCTAGGGTAAGATATTAAACAGTTTGGTTCACTCATAACACAATCCAATCACTACAATATATATCCTTAGTTTCAAGGTGTGCATTATTTGGACCAAACCATTCCTTAGGAGCAACAATAGTTTTTGCCTCCGATATATAAGCTCCCCACCAACTAAAAGTACTACTAGCAGTAATGATATATTGACACTTTGTCATCAGACATAGGTCAAGATATGCATCATCAGTTTCAGAAACTAAGAACCTATCAGAAGAAAAAATAGATTGCTTTTTGCACCATGCAGGATCATCAGAAAAGATTAGAACCTCACAATCTCCAGGAATCTGATTCAAAGCTAGTTGAAAATAGTTTTCATTCTGAGAGTTATGACTCGGATTATTTACATAATCAGTTCTTCTAATGTGAATAGCGGCAACGTTTTCACTAAAAGAATCTCTTACTTCAGTTGCAACAGATTCATATTCCGATTTAAATTTAAAATCTTTTTTGATTTCATCTTTAATATGATCAAACCATTTAGCACTTTGAAAGAAACCAAATAAGTTTACGTTTCCTTCTGGTAGATTTTCAAATAACTCTGGATCAAATCCAAACCCTTTCTCCTGAACAGTAGGAAAATCAGAGATACCACGTTGGCAAACAATGTCAAAGCAATCGTCAATATTACTTCTAAGTTTTGTATAATAATGTTTACCAAATACCTCAGTTGGAGGAATCATAAAATCCTTACCATGCTTTACAGCAATACCTTTAGTAGCTGCGTACTGGAACATTTGATTTCCCAAATGTCCATTATTACCAAGATGATTAAACGATATCATAGTTTTCTAAAATAAAATCTTCTAGCACTCCAATCTTTTTAACACGCTCTAGATTATCTTCTATAGCATCCATTTTATCATAATAGATTTCTTCAGAAACTTCAAACTCCTCAGTGAGTTCAATAATACCTTCTGCATTAAAATACTCACTGATAGAAGGAGATCCCATATAGACTGGAATAGTTCCAGTTGCAAAACAATCTAAAATCTTTTCAGTATGATAGGAATCGTAGAATCCATTCTCAATCGCCACTGAAAACATATAATCACAAAGTCCTTCTTCTTTCAAAGGGATTTCATTAAATCCTCTACCAAAAAGATCCACTTGATCACCAATCATATCAACCCATTTTAGTCTGAGTTTATGTCCTGGTGTACTATTTTTATTTGATGTAATAAAAGATAGCATCTTTGTTTTTGGATATACTTGTGGATCTTTAATCCAAGTTCCATTTGGAGGACACCATTTAAATCTCTCATCAAGATCCAATAGTTCTTTATTGTGAGTGAAAATATATCTAAAAACTTCTAGATATTCTTTATAATCTCTTTTTACATCATTAACAATATCTGGAGTAACATACTTTGACTCTAGCAACCACCCATATTTAATACCTTTTACATTATCAGAGAATGCTTGTGTCATGCTCCGATCAACATAAAATGAAATCCCATTGCTATCATCAAAAACCCACTCTACAGTTTTTGCTTCTTTCCCATGAACAGAGTATCCTTTATTTCCATGAGTGAGATGGGTAAAAGAATCTCCAACCAAATTTAACTTAGTTTTACTCATCAAATACACCCTTGTAAAGTTTAACACTATCTTCCCTGATAGGAGTTCCATTAACAATGGAATCTTCAACTAGAAGATTAATAGCTTGGACCAGTTTAGGTCTTTTTACTTTGAAGCAGATATCGATCTTTTTCTTTAGTTGAGCAATCTCTTCATCAGTTGTTGCTTCCTGAATGGCATCTTCTAACATCCAAGTTCTAATATGAAGAATAGCAAGTTTCTCCACAACTTCCCCAAGATTATCTGTTGCAATATACTCAACATCAGGGATCTCTCTCTTGGAAAGAAATGTTTTAATAGTTTCTTGAAGACAATCTTCTAAAAGTGTTCCGAATGTAGTAATCATTTTAGTACATAATAGGTTTTTTGATTTCAGTTTCAATCAAATCATATACAACATTTAAGTTGTGTTGATCTGTATTAACTTGCTTTGCTACTGAGTTGTCATACCAAATGCCTTCACTAGGATACTTAGAAAAACTAATATAAGTTTTTGTCTTATCCAAAAGATTTTTTTTAGTATGTGTGTAGCAATATGGACCAGATGCCCTTCCAATTATTATATCACATGATATTGAAATATATGATATTAGGAGAAGGTCGCAATCGATATTACCAGTTATCTGAGGAACTCTGATAATGCTTTCATGATTTATCTTTGTTTTATTAGTCATCAAGAAAGCAACCTTAGGATATTCTTTAGCAAGGCGCTCTATAACTGGATCAAAATCAAAGTTTTTAATCTGACCAGACATGCAATCATTATTACATACCAAAACTATTTTGTCATAACAGGCTCTTATTGTACACAAATCATTGATTACATTATCTGGAACATATGGATCCATATCAAAGAACTTTACTGTAGGCAAAAGATCTTCTTCATGATCATATTTAATGCCATAGTATTGAAAGATTTCATCTGCTAGAGGAACATATCCCCTAAAAGAACATGCATCTTTTTTAACAAACTTTGCTTTTTCTTTCCCAATCCAAGTGTTGATAAGATTTTCCTTATAGTTGTTTGCACCTCTTGGGATATGAATATTTGGGTTTGTGGGACCAGCATACAATCCTGGATAATCATTTAGAATTTTAGGATTCATTCTATGATAATACTTTACATCAAAATCATTTTTTAAAAACTGATCGATGATTATCCTAGAATAAAAAACATCACCATTATGAAAATCATTATAAAGTTTAATAGTCATAATACTTCTAAAATATCAGATAAAAGTTGTAGATGATCTGGACCAACAAACTGACTGTTACCAATATAAATCCCATTTTCATGAATAAGATCTACATTTAAAGTACCTTCTTTGTTACTGCAGATTTCATAGTTTAAGTATGGTTGTCGTAACAAGTTTCCACCAACAACTGGTCGATATTCAACTCCACGGTCAATAAGAAGATCAATAAGACGCTTCTTAACTTCAACCGTTTTACAGATTAATGGAAAGCAAAAAGAACTATTTCCAAGGTTATGTGCAATGGGGTAAAGTTTAGAGCAGTTGTTTACAATATCAACATACTCATCATAGTTTTCTCTCCTAATATCAATAATTGTATCAAGACGTTTTAGTTGAGAAGATCCAAGCACGGCACCTAACTCAGTATTCCTAAAGTTATACCCATCAGTTACAAACAAAAAAGACTTTTCAATCTCTGGGTTTTGTTTAGAATAATAGTCAAAATGATCAGATGCTCTAGCAAGACCATGCGTTCTTTTCATCTTCATCAGATCATATAGCTCACTATTGTTAGTAGAAATCATTCCACCTTCAATGGTTGACATATGGTGTCCAAAGTAAAAACTGAACGTAGATCCTAGACTATTAGAACCAACTTTTTCTCCAAGTAGTTCACATCCATGAGATTCGCATACATCATCTAAAAAGATGGCGTCTGGAAAATAGGACTTATATACAGGAACATTGGCAGGAATACCAAGCAAGTGTGTTACAAAAACTAACTTAATATCTGGATGTTGTTCTTTAACATACTGCAAGGATTCTAAATCAAATCCATAATCTTCCAAACTAACGTCACAAAAAATAGGAGTAAGTCCAAGTTGAAAGATGGGATTAATATTTGTCACCCATGTACATGCTGGTAGCAAAACTTTATCTCCTCTCTTGAGTCCATAAAGTTCCATAACTGCAGCAATAAGAAGAAAGTTTGCCGTACTGCCAGAGGTTACATAAAGAGAATGTTTACAACCTAACCAGTTAGACCACTCATCCTCAAACTTTTTTACTCTTTCTCCTTGAGTAAATCTATCTGACGTAAGAATAAACTTTGCTAATTTTAATCTGTCCATAAAAGACAGAGTATTTTTCATCAATGGCCAGTTATACCCTTTCATATGTGCTCCTATTCTTCAAGAACCAATCAATAGTAATCTTAAGACCATCTTCTAAATTTGTTTTAGCAGACCAGTTTAATGATTTCATTTTAGAAGTATCCAACGCTCTCCTCGGAGTTCCGTTGGGTTTTGACGTATCCCATGAGATAAGTCCTTCATAACCAACATACTTTGCAACGATTTCTGATAACTCCCTGATACTAACTTCCCGATCTGGTCCAATATTTATAATCTCTGGATCATCATAGTTATTCATCAAAAAGATAAGACCATCTGCTAAATCATCAGAGAATAAAAACTCTCTAGTAGGACTACCATCACCAAAACAAGTTACAATAAGACTATTATTATCTTTTGCAGTGATAAACTTATTAATAAAACTTGGAATAACATGACACTTTTCGATATTGAAGTTGTCATTGATTCCATATAGATTGTTTGGCATTACAGAAATAGTATCAAAACCATATTGCTCTGAATACTTTTTACACATAATGTAACCAGAGATTTTTGCCAGTGAATATGCAATGTTAGTCTCCTCTAAAGGAGAAGTCATTAAATATTCTTCTTTGATTGGTACTGGAGCATGTTTAGGATAGATACATGCTGATCCAAGAAATGCAAGTTTTTTAGCTGCGTTTTGATATGCTGCATCTATAACATTTGTTTGGATCTGTAGATTATCTCTAATAAAATCGGCAGGGATTGCTTTGTTATAACTAATACCACCTACTCTTGCAGCAGAAAGAAACACATACTCAGGTTTATGATATTCAAAAAAGTCTTCTACATCAACTTGACGAGTAAGATCTACTTTTGATTTATCTGCTGTAATAATATTGGAATATCCTTGGTTTGTAAGTTGCCTGATTAGAGCAGATCCTACTAGACCTTTATGTCCTGCAACATAAATTTTCGAATCATGATTCATTTTGACACATCTCCATAACTAGATCACAAAAAGATACAGTTGGTTCCCAACCAAGTTGTTCTTTTGCTTTTGTTGGATCTCCCAAAAGAGTTTTTACTTCTGCTGGTCGATAATATTTTGGATTAACTGTAACAATGGTTTTTTTAGTCTTTTGATCCATACCAATCTCATCTTCACCACTACCATGCCACTCAATATCCATTCCAAAATAAGGAGCTGCTTTTTCTACAAACTCTCGAACAGAATGCTGAACACCAGTAGCAATGACATAATCTTCAGGAGTTTCTTGCTGGAGCATCATCCACATTGCTTTACAATAGTCTCTGGCATGTCCCCAATCCCTCTTTGCATCTAGATTTCCAAGTTGCAGAAGAGTTTGCTTCCCTTCAGAGATTGCTTTTAGTCCTCGTACAATTTTACGAGTTACAAATGTCTCACCGCGTCGTGGAGATTCGTGATTAAAAAGAATACCACTACAGGCATACATTCCATATGACTCACGATAGTTCTTTACAATCCAATATCCATACAGTTTTGCAACACCATATGGAGAACGTGGATAAAAAGGTGTCGTTTCTGTTTGAGGAATCTCTTGCACCTTTCCATAGAGTTCGCTAGTAGATGCTTGGTAAATACGAATCTTATCTTCCATACCCAGAAGACGAACTGCCTCAAGGACTCTAAGAGTGCCCAGTCCATCAGTCTGTCCTGTGTACTCAGGCATCTCAAACGATACCTTGACGTGACTCTGAGCGCCAAGATTATAGATTTCGTCTGGTTGAACTTGCTGAATAACCCCTACTAGGTTAGTAGAATCAGTCAAATCTCCATAATGAAGATTAAGTTTATCGTAAATATGATCAATACGATGTGTGTTGATCAAAGAAGCACGACGAACAATACCATGAACTTCATAACCTTTTTCAAGGAGAAGTTCTGCGAGGTATGAACCGTCTTGTCCCGTAATACCAGTGATTAAAGCTTTTTTCATAAATCAAACTCTTCCAAAATCATCTTCAAGTCTAACAATGTCATCCTCATCGCAAGGATCACCAATCTGAACTTCAATAAGGGTTATTCCTGTTTCGCCTCCCGTAACTCTATGCACAGTAGTTCTTGGTACAAAAATAAAGTCTCCAACTTTTACATCTCTTTCAGACTCACCCACAATAACTTTAGCATCTCCTTGAACAACTGTCCAGTATTCGTTTCTTAAGTTATGATACTGGAGAGAAAAACTTTTTCCAGGATCGACATAAAGTCTTTTACATTTATAGTTGGAGGTTTCGGAAAAAACTTCCTCATACCACCCCCAAGGTTTTTCAACTCTTTCCATGTACATAAACATAGTGACTATGATATGTATACAAGAAAAAAGGAGGGTTATTACACCCCCCTTTGTAGGTCTTTTCATGCACGCCACTTGCTCTTTAGAGAAGCAAGAAACTCATATTAGGGTCATATGACTCCACCACACATTTTTGAGAGAAATGAGAAACTCCAGGGGTCAATGACCATCCCGACCAGGATTTTTATAGACTCTCCATGTCTTAGGCAACTTCAACAGTTTCAAGATCATTATAAAGATATTCCATTAAAATCTCATAATCATCAAGAGGATCTCCAGAGAAAACTACTCCACTATTTCCATAAAAGCGTCGAACTTTTTTATAAAGTTTTGGATTTTTAACATCCAAAAAGATTTCTCCATTTGCAGCAGACCTAAGTGTATTGATGTCTTTTTTGAACTTTTCTGTAAGTGCCATTTTTTTGAGTGTTGACATTTATATTATAATGGTTTGACAGTTTACTGTCAATAGGACATAAGTGGTTATGTCCAATGCAGGTTAAGGGAATTGAACCCTTCTTAGCCGCTTTATGAGAACGGAGCATTCAACCAGATTGCTAAACCTGCTCGTCTAGAAACTCTGCTAGAAGTCAAGATCCTTCTTGGTGATCTGTGTACAAGCGTATGAGTTCATCATCTGCTGGAACCATAACTGCAGTTTGCTCATTTTCTTCGTTTTTGATTCCTATATGCTCCCCATTCTCAACTCTTTCAATCAAAGTTTCCCAGTTATTTTGCCAATATTCCACTGTGTAAATTTCAATAGTTGTTGTATTTATCATATGATTCAAAGAATATTTTTTTGTAATCAGAAATAAAATTATAGAATGCTTTTGAAGGTCTTTGAGATTTTAGATTAAATGTCAATGAAGTTGATATATGTTCTTTAGGAATAACATTTTCCAACTCGTAAACTTTTAGATAATCTATAATAAACAAAGAACAGATTTCTGGATCTAAACTTTGCATGAATAATCTCTCAAGTCTTTCCGTAGATTCTTGACAGTTTTGAGGTATTTTATAATAGTTATCAGAAAAGTCTTTGGTTTCTATTCTATTGTTTTCTATGTGGTCTTCAATCGGGGATGTATTTTTTTCCAAATAATATCTGCAGAATCTTGTAAAGATATTTTCCATATAAACTGCATTATATTCTGCAACCTCATTGACATCTAGTTTAAAGTTCCAAGGCATTCCACTGAAGCAACATACGATATGTGCAATATCATGTGTTGGAGTTGTTGGAGGAACCTCATCACTATGTAAAGTTAAAACTTGATTGTCAGAATAAAAAACTTTAAAGAGTGTATTTCCTTTATCCCAAGACCAAAAAATTTCTTTTACTTCCATCAGAATAATAAAGGGTAATCGGAATGACAGGATTGGAACGTCTCAAGTTCCTGATGTAGTAATCATACTACTTTTTATGCCGTTTGTCAAATGGTTCCCAATGTTCCCATCCATATTTGTGAACTGCCCACATACCAAGGATAGGGACAAAGACGAGAGACGCTGAAAGAAATCCCATAGTCCATGGATTATTTAGTACCCATCGAGAAAAATGTGCTACTTCATGTATCATGGATTTTAAGGTATAAAACATGAAAGTAAAATTAAAGTTTCCATTACATACTCCCATTTCTAAATCCTACTATATACCCAAGTAGAAGTCCGCACATAAATGATACCCACAGGTATAGCACATGAGATGTAAATGCAATAAACTCCATCCATTCAGTATACGTCATCATCCCCCTCGTAAAGTGGGCATGGTTCTTCGAATAACAATAGCATTCGCATCTCTTTAACTTTTTCCTGCAACTTTTCGTAGTCTTCTTCAGTCATAATGTGATGTTCATCCATGAGAATACGGGTGGTATTACTCCAATAAGTCGAAGTAAACCCTCAGCAAAAAGTGCAAGAACAACCCAACCAACACACATACTAATAATCGAAGCATTCCGATTATGACGACGTATTGCAGCATCGATCATCTCCTGGACTTCACTGCGACTTACATAATCATCATCAAAAGGACTCATCATTTCTCGTCCCCCAGATACTTTGCTGCTGGATCTTTTTTAGTCTTTACTATAGCACAAGCTCTTTTGTAAAACATGTTGTCTGTATTCCCAGACTCTTCAAAAACAGCTTTGACCTTTACCCAGTTTTGATAAGTATGATCGTCCATGTGTTTTTAGCTTATTTACTAGTTATGATATTATTCTAGTGACTAGTAAAAAACTTGCATGGTTTATATCGATACCGTAACACTGTTTAAGAAAATATTAAATATTAAATATTAAATAAAAAGGAAGATCAGGGATTCGAAGTTTTAGCGGACTTCAAAGTCCAACTTACGAACATTGCGTTGTCTTCTTGCCTCTTGCCAGGCAATATCTTCAGGACTTAAAACATTATTTGATTGCTTTGACTTGTAAGTGTTTAACATAACTACCTGAGATAAGTCAACTGCAGAAATATTTTCATAATCTCTAATGGTTGCCATATTTGGACAACCACAAGTAACAGTTTTTCCGACAACCCCTAAAAGTTCTTTAGAACATGACTTGCATCTTATTTTTACAGGATCCATAATATAACATGCTTTCTTATTATTTATAATGGAGAATAGCGGACTCGAACCGCTGACAGCCTGCTTGCAAAGCAGATACTCTACCAACTGAGCTAATTCCCCTTGCCCGTTAGGTTGGACTCGAACCAACTACTGAATGTAAGGAACCAAAAGGTTCAGAGCGAAATACGGGATTCGAACCCGTGACACCAACTTGGAAGGATGGGATGTTACCACTACACCAATTTCGCATTTGATGGAGTAAGTGTGATATATCTCATAAGGATATAACAGTGACTTACCCTCTATCACTTTTATATATTACACCAGTTCTTGGATATTGTCAAGTCCAAAGGTTATGGTCATATTCCCAGTGGCAATTTGGACATAATGGCATTATGTTTTCCTTTGAGTTTATAACACTAATCATAACTTCTTCACTAAAAGAAGATATTGGTTTTATGTGAGCAATTTCTATATGTTTATTATATCCACATTTAACACATTCGGTAAATCCAAGTTTTTTTCCAAATGCTCTTGCTCGTGTTCTTACCAAAGCAAATGCTGAGGACTTGTGATGTTTTTCATATATTGCTTCTTTAAGGGTCATATCTTTTACTTCTCTATCTTTTAACCATATCAAATAGTGTTCTTTACAACGAGCACGATTTGCTGTTATTGCTTTTCCACAATCAATACATTTATGCTCTGGTTTTCTTTTAGGAACTTTTTTATTATTATAAGAAGCAGCACAACTTCTTCCACAAAATTTTGGATTTTTTGTTTCTACTTTACAAAACAAGCACTTATTCATAATGGAACCTTAAAGTTATTTTTATTTATAAACCTTAAGGTTCAAAAAACGTCTCAGGAGGGACTCGAACCCCCGACCAACTGCTTAGCTTACCACTACGGATTTCCCCGCCATTTCTGTTTGTGGTCTGGACTTTCTCTTTACCATATCCTAAAAGGACTTAGGCACTTCCCGTCAAGTCTCTACACCTTCATCTTACGATGCTTGGCTCGGGATTATCATAGTCTTAAGACTTTAGAGTTCCCCGAATTTGAGAAGTTACATTTATAAAGTTTCCCTTATAAAGCTCCTTTGTTAAAGGCAGATGCTCTTTCCAACTGAGCTACTGAGACAAGAGACCTCCCTGTTTGTGCATCGTTGAGAGGCATGGGAGGGGTGAGACTTATACGAAGTGTGGACCTTCGCTGCTCATAAGACAATCATACCAGTTAAAGATTTGATTGTCAAGTGTTTTGAGGTCTTACTGGATTTATGAAGTGGCCAGTTTCTACACTAGTTAAAACCTCATTTTTATTTATTCATCGCCCAAAACAAGATATGTCATTTCTTCTTGATCTGGAGGAATATTGATCCATTCATCAAACTCTTCTGCAATCGCTACTGCGTCAAACTGAGATTCAATATCACCTTCTGCAAGGTCATGGATTCTATTGATTGACCATTCACGAATAAGTTTTACTGGTTCAATCGTCTTTTCCATAATAATCTTTTCTGAAGTATCTGCTGAGGATGTTACTATTGTAGTATGCTGGTTCTCCTGTGTCAAGGGATTCGGTGAGGACGTTGTTCTGGAAGAGTTGTTTTGTTTCTTCAAAGTTTGTTTTGCCTTTTGTTTTGTGGAGGGAGAGGATAGTCCGTCTGAATATCCCCTTGCCATATTTTTCCACATCTTCTTTAAGTTCTGGGCAAGATCCATAATAGTTTTTATAGGTGTTATCATCTTAAGATATTTATGGAATAAAGTCAAGAATATTTTCAGTATAAATATTTTTATGGTAGAAAATATTTTTATGACTTGGAAGTATAACAGTGAAGATTTTATAGAGTCCCCAAAGGGGATAGAAGGATTTGTTTATCTAATAACAAACTTAACCAATGATAGAAAATATATTGGAAAGAAATCTTTTTGGACAAGAAGAAAAGATAAAAAAACTGGTAGAAGAAAAACAAAAGAAAGTGATTGGAAAAATTATTTTGGTTCCTGCGATGAACTAAATGAAGATGTAAAACTTCTTGGTAAAGATATTTTTTTGAGGGAAATTCTTTATTTGTGCCCTCACAAAAAATCAATGTCTTACTATGAAACCATGGAACAATTCAAAAGAGATGTTCTAATGACTGATGATTATTATAACACAAATATTGAAGGAAGATTTTTTGTTAGTGAAAGATCTGGAATATATGAAGTTGTTATGAAAAATGATAAGTTTTGTGATATGAGAAGTGAGAAAATGAAAGACAAATCATATAACCCAATGTATAAACCAGAAGTTCGTGAAAAATTTAGTAAGATGTATTCGGGTGAAGGGAATCCAATGTATGGAAGAAAACTCACAGAAGAACATAAAAAAACACTTACTACATCAAGAAATGTTAGAGTAAGTGATGGAGAAAATGTTTGGGAAAGTGTTACTTCATATATGAAAGATAAAAAAATTGGGTTTAAAAAATATAAAGCACAATTACAAGAGGGATTAATTTTTATCGTTAACTAATTCTATTATATTTTCTCCCAACGTATTGTCGTTGGTTGGAGAGATTGGTAATGTTATAAACAAAACCAAAGTAGTCCCCAATATCATCGCTATTAAAAGCTCGTTCCATGTAAATCCAAGGATTTTCATAATCAATATCGATATTCATCAAGTATATCAAGAACTTTGTTTAAGTATTTATGAGCAAGATCTCTCTCACCCTTCAATACTGATGAAGGTTCTTGATCTACCTGAGTCTTTAATTTTAGCACACGAACCTTGAGTTCGTCTTTCTTTACTCCATTGCTTGGCATAAAAAATGTTGTATCTTCACTATCTATGTTGTTATTCCAGTAAACTCATCAAGCACATCATGATTTCCAAACATAAAGTCATCATATTCTGCTGCTCGTTTATAAGCATCTAAACAAAGTTTAACTTCATCCTTGCTTGGTTTAGGAGGAGTCAATGGTTCGATTGAATCCATAAACTCCCACTCTTCTTTATATTTTTCTATACTATAGCTTGAATCCTGAGAATGTGTTGGACTGGACATCTTGTTTAATTCCTCCTACTAAGTAAGATTCTGATTCAGTCTCCTGAGGAGCAACTTGAAGACCTTTGGAAGAAATCCAATGCTGCGTCCATGGGAGTGGATTATTATTCGCAGAAATATCATACTGAGGTTTTAACCCGATTGCTTTTAATCTCCTATTGGCAATCCATTCTACATACTGTTTTAGCAGTTTGTCGTTCAAACCAATCATAGATCCATCTTTGAACAAATAATCTGCCCACTTCTTTTCTTCATTTACGGCAAGATCAAATGCCTTATAAGTCCACTCTTGTTCTTCATCTATGATCTTTTTCATTTCAGGATCATCACCAGATTTCCATTTGTTCAAAATGTTTTGAGTAATTGCAAGATGCTGATTTTCGTCTCTGGCGATGAGAGAGATAATCTTAGCGGATCCTTCCATAAGTTTGAGTTCTCCAAATGCAAACGAGCAAGCGAAGGAGACATAGAACCTAATACCTTCAAGAATATTGACATTTGCAACTGCTCTGTACAGTTTTCGTTTGACATCATTGATCTCCCATTTAGAACTTGGTGAAGATCTGAAGTCTTCTTTCCACATATTGCCAGTGCCCCACATTTGAGCACTACGAATAAAGTCATCATATGCTTCTGTAACGCTTCTAGAACGCTCTAGAATACGCTCGTCAGTGACAATCTTATCAAATACTTCAGATGGGTCTGAATAAACGTTTTTAATGATGTATGTATAAGAGCGACTATGGATCATTTCCATGAATCCCCACACTTCTATACATGCCTCAAGTTCAGGGAGTGAGCAATATGGAAGGAATGCCATATTAGGTCCACGACCCTGAATAGAATCAAGCATGATCTGATACTTCAAGTTAGAAGTATAGATGTGTTTCTGTTCTGGTTCTAGTGTTTGATAATCTCCACGATCTTTTTGTAGTGAGACTTCCTCTGGTCTCCAAAAATATCCAAGTTGTTGAGTAGTAAGTTTATCAAAGATTGGATATTTGTAAGAATCATATCTTTGTGGACCTAAAGGTTTACCAAAGAACATTGGTTGCTTTTTAGTGTTCACTTGTTCAGTATTAAATACTGTCATACCTTCAATCGTATTAATCTGTTCTTTGGTTGTCAGAAAGTCGTATTGCATTCGTTGCCTCGTTAAAATATAAAGTCGTTAGATTTTGCAGGATTCACAATCCTCTTGTTCATACTCTTCTATTTGATTTAGTAAATCTTGAAGTTCTGATTTTTCTTCATCAACTTCATCACTCTTACTATCGTAAGTATTTTGATAATAAGATGTCTTCCAACCGTACTTGTATGTGGTTAGTAAGTCTTTTGCCATTTCCGAAACAGGCACTTCTTTGTTTGGATAGTTTTCTGGATTATAAGACCAGTTTCCACTGATTGCCTGATCAAAGAACTTTTGAATGACTGAAATGCACTTGATGTATCCGTCATTATTTTCCATATCCCATAGAAGAGTATAGTTATTCTTCAGTGTAGAATAGGATGGAACAATCTGCTTAAGAGGCCCTTGTTTTGACTTTTTAATGGACAAGTATCCTCTAGGAGGTTCGATTCCATTGGTAGCGTTTGACACAACGGAACTGCTTTCTGAAGGCATTTGTGCGGACAATGTTGAGTGCCTAAGACCGTGATCCAAGATGGATGCCCTAAGCTTCTCCCAATCACGTTCTAACTCCTGGTTGCTAATCTCGTCTACATCTTTCTTATATGTATCAATCGGAAGAATTCCATCTGCATACTTTGTACGACCAAAGTTTTCGCACCAACCCTTTTCCTTTGCAAGTTGATTAGAAGATTTCAAGAGATAAAACTGAAATGATTCTGAGAGACCATGAATTGCATCCCATGCTTCCTGAGAGTCATATTTAAACCCTAGTTTAGCAAGGTAATGTGCTAGACCAATAAAACCAATTCCAAGGGATCTACGTGCCCTTGTAGCGCGTTCTGCTGCCTTCACAGGATACTCCTGGTAGTCAATCAGTTCTTCGAGTCCACGGACGGAAAGATCACACAACTCTTCAAGTTCAGAATCCGATTTAATCTTACCAACATTAATAGCAGAAAGAATACACAGAGCAATCTCACCAAACTCATCATCAATATGAATGATAGGATCTGTTGGGAGTGTAATCTCTTGGCAGAGGTTAGACATGTTAACCTTGTCTTTAAAAGATGAGTGTGTATTGGAATGGTCGATATTCATAATGTAGATACGACCAGTCTCTGCCCTCTCCTTCAGAAGGTTTAGAATGAGTTCTTGAGCACCGATAGTTTTTCTTGGAATAGACTGATCTGATTCATAATCATTGTATAGTGCATCAAATCTATCAGTACCAAAAGCATCATACAGAACAGGAACGTCGTGCGGACTGAAGAGGGAGATGTCTTGGTTGTTGATGAAACGCTCATAGAACAGCTTGCTGATTTGAATGGAGTAATCTAGTTTACGAACTCGGTTATCTTCTGTGCCTTTGTTGTTCTTAAGGACTAGAATGTCTTCGATTTCTTGGTGCCAGATTGGGAAGTGGACAGTCGCTGATCCACCTCTGATGCCATTCTGAGTGCAGCATCTGACAGTTGCTTCAAACTTTTTGAGGAAAGGGACAACGCCTGTGTGCTGAACTTCTCCGCCTCTGATTTTGCTGTTGATGCCACGGATGCGACCTGCGTTGATACCGATGCCCGCCCTTTGTGCAACGTATCTGCCAATAGCCATATCAC